ATTTTAGTTCCAATTTGCTGTAAGTAGTTGTTTTTTATGAAATAGGCATACTCTATGGCACCCCTCGAATGAGAGTGTGCCTTTCTGGGCAAATTTAAGTGTTGACAATCGTCGAGTTTTGCCATAAATTGGCACATCGCCTTAAGGGTCGCTCGCGCAGGGAAAACGCCTGTAGGATCGACAGAAACGGCGCTAGAATCGACGATCTTTGAATCAAGCTACCCTTACCCATTGTGAAAGGTCAGAGGCTCACAGGAAGGGGGGCATTATAATCAATCAAATAAATCAATTGCAGATAAATTCCGATGCTTCATATAGTGCCCCCTTCCCATGTGGCCTTTGACCCTGCTAAATGGCAATTGTCAATTATGATTTGCAAGTTATGGTTAACAAGTGGTTAGGGGGCAATTGTCAATTATAATTCGCAAGTTGCATAGTGTTAATCATAATTGACAATTGCCCCCTACTTGGGGCATACTACACAGTGCACAATTGTTATAGCTGCCCCCTACACTGCGCATGGTGTGCTCGCCACGCCTCCTGTGGTTAGTGCATACTGTGCGCAGTGTAGGGGGCAATATGTGCGCTGTCAACTGAGAGTTGTGAGCACATATTGCTCAATAGGTAGGGGGCACTGTGCTATCTGTGCACTGTCAATTGACAGTGCTGTGCATTCTATGCTGCCCCCTTCCCTGGTCAGTGTGCAAACTGTGCGCTATGCACTGTGCACGGTCGGCTCACAATGGTGTGCATAGAATGCGCGATGCGTAGGGGGTAGCTGTGCATACCGTGCGCATGTATGATTTAGTGCACAGTGTGTAGCGATTCTCGACACCCTAAGTCATGCAATACCGTGACTTACGCTATAGCGAATAGGCCCTAAGTCATGCAATACCGTGACTTAGGGGGGTATATACGGGATTTTCCAGGAAAAACCGTGGGGACCCGTAGCCGAACATTTTTTATAAAATATGAAAATAAAACTTGACAAAACAGTGAGTTAGTAAATATGATGTCACAAACAGTAATTAGCAATCTTCCCATTCAGAGATTGAAACTTGATATGTTTACTAAAGAACAAGTCAAGATTTATGATGTTATTGAAAATCTGTATAGGGTCAGTGGACCTTACGCAGATACAAAATGGTTTCCGACAATGGAAAAAGCTCTTGAGTATATGAGAGATCCTGGGGAATTATTTAAAGAAAGGACTTAGCAAATGAGCACTGATAAATCAGCAAAAGATATCATCCAGGAAAGCATTGCTAGAATGCAAAGACGCTTTCCATACGGGACAGTTCAAAAAGTTTGGATTAAAAACACAGCTTATAAGTGGCCTCTTGAAAAAGACCAATGCCTCCACCAAGCCTGCCAACAGTGCCGTGGAACCGGCAGAAAAGATAACGGTCAATTTTGCGTTCACATGATCGCATGCAAATGTCCGAATTGTAGACCAGTAATGAGAGCGGGAACTTTGTAATGGCAATTAACCCAAATGGAATTTCCGAAGAACAAATCGAAGCATTGAAAGCGAATCCTGAATTCCTAAGAGAAATTCAATCTAACACAATGCTCAAAATCGCCACAGCCCTGGGCAGAAATAACGATGTCTTGAAACCGCTGTGGGTCAATTTAAGAGAGCGTCAGGCCGAAAATGACAATGTGGATTGATAGAGAACTTGTAGCCAGGATGAATAGTTTTAACATCCTGAAAAAACTAAACGATGGTGAATTACCAATACCAGAAAGGTTTCCCTTTATGAAAAAACCGCATTACTTACTGCAACTGTTTGAATACAAACATCTCCCTGATCATCTTCAGAAAATCTCAAAACCGTTCCATGATTTGGCACATCAGATGCACGATATGCTGCCTGAGAATCCCGAGACTACGGCAATGCTGCGTAAGCTCCGGGAAGCGAAGGATTGCGCCGTGACATCCAACGTCATTACGATGTAATGAAATCGTTACGGAAAATGATGAAAGACAAGGAAGTCATTGCTGTGCTTCGTGATGGGCCTTTGAAGGGAATCGAGTTTCCCGTTGACGGGGCGCAGCCTACAATTGACATTCTGAAAGAAGATCTGGGATTCTTAACCTACAGATGGCACAGATATAGAATTGTCGGTGAATATTTCATAGTAACATATTACTCAAAAGGAATCAATTAATGAGCATTAACCAACGAGTCGAGGAAGCCCTTGGCAATGGCCTACAAGCTGTAGTAGCAAATCACAAAGCAGTGCTTCCCCCTGCGACAATGGCAATTGAATTTGAAGTCTATACCCAGGCTCAAATGGAAGAAGACAAGAATATCCTGAACGTTTTCTTGTTATCCATTGGTGGCCGGAAAATGTGGTATGGCAGTTTAAGCAAAGTTTTAGAAGTGATTCAGGAAAACGTTAAGAGCGTGGACCTGACCGGAGAGAATGGTGAGTAAGGACGAAGTAAAAGAAATCGTGCCGATTGAGGAAACTCAGGAGCCCAGCGCGGAAACAATCGCTGCTGCGAATCGGTATCGAGAGGCAATCGAGGAAGCTTTCGATAACCAGGATATTGACCTGGGCTCTCGGAACAATTTCCTGAGCCTCAAGGATCGTGCAGAACTTGATAACTGGCGAGTTGACATTGACCACAGGACCCGGTTCAGCGAGAGAGCCAAAGTGACCTTTTTGCAACAACTTGCGATCCACGGTAAAAAGAGAATGGCAGCGACGGCCGCTGGCGTTAGCCTTAATACCGTGAAAAATCACGAGAAAAAGGATGAGCAATTCGCAGAGGCGATCCATCAGGTTTTGGAAATGAGATCTGAGCAAATTACCGCGCACATTGAGAATCAAGCCATTAACGGAATGACAGAGCCTATCGTTGGACGCGACAATGAAGTCGTGGGCTATCGGACTCGTTACGAACAGCAATTACGGATGGCCGTATTGCGTAGGCACGATCCGAACTATAACGATAAGCGTCAACTGGACGTTACTGTTAAGACTGGTGTTCTGGTAGCGCCAGGGGGCACTGATCTTGATAAGTGGCTCGCTGCCGGTAAAGAAACTCACGATAAGCAAGTGAAGCAAGTAGAGGAAACACGCAAGGCCCTGAAGCCCGGCGCGAAAGTTGTTGAGGCTGAAGTTGTAGAGGAGAAAGATGATTCCAAATGATGCCTTGGACGTGGTATGGAAACCACAAGAAGGGTCACAAACGATGTTCCTTTCCTGCCCGGTCTTCGAGGTTCTTTATGAGGGAACCAGAGGCCCAGGAAAAACTGATGCGCTGATTATGGATTTTGCCCAATATGTTGGGCGAGGTTATGGTGCTGCCTGGAACGGGATTCTGTTCAGACAGACCTTTCCACAGTTGCAAGATGTTATCAAGAAAACGAAGAAATGGTTTCCTCGGATATTTCCGGGAGTGAAGTATAACGAAGCCAAATTCTTCTGGACATGGCCTACTGGCGAAATGCTTTTGCTGCGTCAATATGACAAGGTTGACGATTATCTGAACTATCACGGCCACGAATACCCCTGGGTAGGCTGGGAAGAATTAACCAATTGGGCAGATCCAACCGGTTATTTGAAAATGATGTCAACTTGCCGTTCGACTGTGAAAGGTATGCCCAGGCACTATCGGGCAACGACAAATCCATATGGACCAGGGCACACATGGGTTAAAGAACGGTTCAGATTGCCGGATTACAGGTTCAAGTTGATCGATGATTCTTACGATGAGGAAGGGCGTAAAGAAGAGGCCCGAGTTGCGATATTCGGAACTATTCAGGAGAATCGTTTGCTTTTGGACGCTGATCCTGATTATATTAACCGTATTGCGATGGCGGCCGAGAATGAAGCAGAGCGGGAAGCTTGGCTTTACGGAAGCTGGGACATTATTGCTGGTGGCATGTTCTCCGACTTATGGAAGCCGCGATATCATGTGATACCAGATTTGATCGGAACAGTCCCTCGACAATGGCGAATTTATAGAAGCTATGACTGGGGAGACTCTTCACCATTTTCAGTTGGATGGCATGCTGTCAGTGATGGCACTGACCTACAATTGCCAACCGGGAAAGTGATGAATACGGTTCGTGGCGATATTTTTCGGCTGGCCGAATGGTATGGTTGCAAAAAAGGCAAGTCCAATGTTGGCCTCAAATTGCCTACCTCGAAAATTACCCAAGGAATCATAGAGCGCGAGATTGAATATGGTTTCAGATGGCGAGATGGCAAGAGAAAAAAATCACGAGTCTACGCTGGACCGGCCGACACAAGTATTTTCAGCGATGAGCGCGGAGGTCCATCGATTTCAGTAGAGATGGCCCAACCTCTTAGAATCGACGGTGAACTGTGGCCTGGGGTCCACTGGACACGAGCGGATAAGAGGAAAGGCAGTCGTAAGATTGGATGGTCGCTGCTTAGACAAATGATGGAAAATTCGATTCCCCCGGAGAAAGGAATCAGGGAGAAACCCGGAGTTTTCATTTGTGAAAGATGCTCGGATTTTCGGACAATCATTCCGACACTGCCGAGAGATAAACGAGATCCAGATGACCTCGACACTGATGCGGTTGATCACATTGCTGATGAATGGCGTTACTTCGCGAGATCGACAGGGCAAGTAGCTAGAAGACGAAAAGTAAGGGGTAATTTCTAATATGCCAGGAACCGTAGTTAGTTCAGTTCAACCGGAATTCACTGAAGCGTTGGAGCGCTGGTGGAATTTGATGGAAGACACTCACGAAGGTGAGTATGCAGTAAAGCTTAAGGGAACGTCCTACCTCCCTTATACAGATGCACAGGTAAGAGACGGTGCAGGAACCGACAATGAGAGTTTAGGGCAGCGCGCTTATGACGCATATAAGCTCCGAGCCAAATACCCGGAGTTCGTAAAGGAAGCGGTCAAGACAGCGCTGGGCGTTATGCACCGTAAACCTGCGAAGATCACATTGCCCCCTGCGTTGGAAAAGTTTATCGCAGAAGCGACAGTTGACGGTGAAAGTCTGCAAATGCTTCTGGAAAAGATTACCTTTCACCAGATGGTAACAGGACGTGCCGGAATTCTCGCTGAGATTGTTGATGAAGAAACTCGGGGTATCGACGGAATGTATATTGCTCTGTATGGAGCAAAGAGAATTCGAAATTGGGACAATGGGACCAATGACGGGAATGCCAAGCAGAAATTGCAACTGGTAGTTCTGGAAGAATCCGAAAACGAGCGCAAGCTAGACGGATTCTCATGGCAGAGAATTACCAAATACCGTGTATTGAGTTTTGGTGCATTAGAGACTGAGAGCACGACAGGTGTTTACAGGGCCCAAGTATTTCGTCAGGAACAAAACGGTTTCCGGGAAGAAAATCAAATCGCCCCGGTGATCAATGGCCGGACAACAGATGAAATTCCGTTTGTGTTCATCAATCCAACTGACATCGTTCCGAAGCCAGGAGAACCGCCGTTGCTGGCGCTGGCAAGATTGGCATTAACATATTACCGCTTAAGCGCTGACCACAGACAAGCACTGTTTATGAATGGTCAGGACACATTAGTTCGTGAAGGCTATCAGGAAATCGACGGCGAAGATGATATAGTCGTTGGTGCTGCTTCAGGAGGCATTGACCTGCCTATCGGTGGCCGTGCTTACTATATCGGGGTCGAGGGCCAAGGTCTGGGTGAAATGCGCCAGACACTTGAAGCTGATGAACAGGAAGCCGCGCACATTGGCGGTCAGTTACTTGAATCGACTAACCGGGAACGTGAATCAGGGGATGCTCTTACTACGCGAGTGGCGAGCAGAACTACCAGTTTGCCCAGGATAGCGAAAACGTCAGCCTTTGGTCTTGAGACATTGCTGAAGAAAATTGGTCGCTGGATGAGATTGTCGCAAGATCAAATTGACATGATCAGTGTGCAGCCGAATCTTGACTTTGCTATTGAAGCCTTGAAAGGTTCAACAATTGTTGAATTCCTCACTGCCAAGGGCATGGGTGCTCCGATTTCGTTCAGATCTTTGCATAACTATTTACGAGAAAAAGATCTTACCAATTTGAGTTTCGATGAAGAGATGGAACTGATTAGATCCGAGCAAGCATTGTTAGAATTCTTGATTCCGATGATGGCTGGCATTCAGGATGAACCGGCTCCGGCAACCGTAGAAGACGATCCAGAGGACGATAATGGCAACGAGTAATGAGCTACAGCTTGACGAGTTCATTGCTTATCAGATAGGGTTGCTGCAATTAAGCGCGAGAATACGGGACAGGGTAATAGCTGTCCTAAATGCAACTGAAGCAGAAGTCGTTGACAAGATCGTATCTCGTTTGGCAAATCACGAAGCGTTTCGTGGTATTGGAGATCAGCGTAGAGTTCAGGTTTTGCGTAGAATTATCAACAATATTCGAGGCGCGGCTTGGGACGAGGCAAATAACATATGGGTTGAGGAAATAACAGCAGTTGCAAGGGCTGATTCGCGTTTTGCAGCTATGATTTTGAACACAACTGCCCCTGTTATCCTTGACCTCACTGCTTTGTCAAGTGATGACGTTGACAAAATACTGAGGCAGCAACCATTTGAGGGCCGAGTGCTCAGGGAATGGGCAAAAAAGCAAAAAACTGATGATCTTGCGCGCATTCAAGCACAGATCCGTATTGGAATGATCCAGGGGGAAACATCCAGGCAAATAGCTTCCCGGATTGTTGGGACAACACGCAGACGAAATTCAGGAGTTACCGGCACAACACGTAGAAATATGGAAGCGGTAACGCTTACTGCGATCAATTTTGTGTCAAATGCGTCACGTAGAGAGTTTTATGCTCAAAACAAGAATATTTTAAGCACGGAATTGTTTGTAGCGACCTTGGATAGCCGGACGACACCTATCTGCCGGTCATTTGACGGCGATGTATTTCCAATTGCTGAAGGTCCACTGCCACCGTTGCATTTCAGGTGCCGGAGTTTACGTGTTGCGTTGCTGAATGGTCAGATTTTAGGGAACCGACCGTTCAAAACATCAACCGAACGAAGTCTTGTTAGAGAGTTCCTGCGGTCGAGGGGCATGACCCCAAAAGCTCAAAGGCGAAAAGACCTTCCGTTTGGGCTCAAAGGGCAGTTTGATAAATTCGCTCGGCCACGTATCCGCGAGCTTACTGGGCAAGTCCCGGCTCGCACGAGTTACGGGGATTGGTTGAGAAGACAAAGTGCAGAATTTCAAGATGAAGTATTAGGTCCGACTCGCGGAAAATTATTTCGCCGAGGTGGATTAGATCTAAAGAACTTTGTAAGACGTGACGGTAGTCAAGTAACTCTTGAAGAGTTGGTGAAGCGTCACGAAAGAAACTTCAGAAGGGCTGGGTTGAATCCAGCAGATTTCTAACCGTTAAGTCATGAGGCTTGACAAAATAATGAGGAGCATGTAAGAATGCCAAAATTAAATTATGAGTATGACAGTAAGGAAGCTATCCCGGAAGCGCATCAGGATTTGTATACTGAGGTTGACGGCGGCAAATGGCGCATCACAGAAGTAGCCGGTATCAAAACCCAAGCGGATGTTGACGCAGTGCTTGAAGGTAAGCGCAAAGAAGTCAATGACCACAAGGAAACGAAAACCAAACTTGCGGCCTATCGTGCCCTGGGGGATGACCCGGAAGCTATTCGTGGTGATTTGGATAAGATCGAGGAATACAAACTCGCTGCCGAAGGTAAGTTTGACGAAGGTCAGGTGAATGAACTGGTTGAAAAGCGGATTGCTGCAAAAATGAATACCCTGGAAACCAAATTCGGCCGGGAAAAGAAAGAATTGGAAGAAAAGCTTGGCGAAGCTACTGGTGAACTGAATGTTTTGAAAGAGGCTCAGGTCGCTCGCACTATCGACGATGCCTTGATGAACGGCTTTAGTGGTTTTGAGCAAGGCAAACTTCGCGAGGGTGTTCTTTCTGATGTTGTAAAACTGGCGCGTGGTGATTTTGTCTTGAATGAGGAAGGTGAGCCGGTCACGAAAGATAAAGGACTTCCTGTTTCACTTTATATCGCTGACCACTTTGACAACAAAGCCTGGGCCTGGGAAGGTTCTCGTGGCGGTGGCGGTAAAGGCGGAGACGGCGGCGGCGGAGGTAAAAATCCGTGGGCTGTTGATTCCTGGGACTTTGATGCACAAGCTGCATATATCCAAAAGCATGGTGTTGCAAAGGCCAATGAACTTGCTGCTCTTGTTGGCAGCAAAGTCGGTGCTCGTAAGCCTAAAAGTTAGAAAAATATTGACCTTGTGCAGAAATTCACTTGATTTTTCTGCACAAGTGTCGTATATTCAGTAAAATAGTTATATCAAGAGTCGGTCATGGGACATGGCTCATAGTTAATTCAGTAAGAGCCATGACAATACTCTAAGGAGGTTTCCCTATGGCTATTGGTGTAACCAGAATTGCTCAGGTGGTCGTGCCTGAAGTGTTCACACCTTATTTTATGACCGTCACAGAAGAAAAGACGAATCTGATTAATGCAGGCGTCTTGGTTCTGGACGACTTCATGTCCGGCCTGTTAGCGGGTCCTGGACGCACTTATAATCTTCCTGGCTGGAATGACCTGGACAATGACGATGCGGATATCGCCAATGATGATCCGAATGTGAATGCCGGAACCAGCAACATCAACACACATACGCAAATCGGTGTCGGTATGACTCGCCATAAGGCATGGTCAAGCATGGTTTTAGCTGACATACTTTCCGGTGAAAATGCGCAGGGCGCAATTGCTAATCGCGTTGGTGGCTACTGGTCACGTCAACTTCAAAGGGCCTACATTGCAACCATGAACGGCGTATTTGCCGATAACGATGCTGCCGTTAACGGTGACGATACTCACACTGTTGGCGACTTGACTCACGATGTCAGCACACTAAACGGTGGTGTATACGCCCAAGGTGTAACTGATTTCAGCGTTGAGCACGTTATTAACGCACTGGCATTGATGGGTGACAGCGCCCAGGATATCGATACGATCATGATGCACAGCATCGTGAAATCTCGTATGGAAATCGCCAACCTGATCGATACCGTTCGCGACAGCGAAAACAACGTAATCGAAACGTTCCGTGGCCGTCGTGTTATCGAAGACGACAGCATGCCAAACACCGGTGGTGTCTATGAGACATGGTTGCTTGGTAATGGTTCTGCACGTCTTGGTATCGGTGTTCATCCTGAAGCGACAGAGCTTGATCGCAAGCCTGCTGCCGGTAACGGTTCAGGACAGGACATTCTACACACTCGTGTTCGCTGGATGATTCACCCAGTTGGTCACGCTTTCATTGGATCTCCCGCAACTGACGGTGGCCCAAGCAATGCTGCATCTGCTGGCAACCTTGCGGACGCAGCTTCATGGAGCCGTAGATACCGTGAGCGCAAGCAAATCAAAATTGTTCGCCTCAAGACACGCGAGCATGCGTAAGCATTAATTGATTGGCGCTCCTCGCTGGGAGCGCCAATCATACCGTTTAGGAGAATTTAAATGAGTGGTATTGATGGTGTAACCAGATATCGCAGACCCCGCCATAGAAATTTGCATAGAAGCACTCGCAGCCGTAAGCTGAATCGTTTTCTTGCAGAACGAGTTACCGCTTTAACGGGAACCGGAACTGGCACAGTTGTTACTGTGGATTTTGCCAATAACCAATTTGGCGCTGTAGGACATGGATTTCAAAATGGTGCCGGTCCTTTTGCGTTTACCGCAGGAACGACTTTACCAACTGGTTTATTTGCTGAAAACTCTTACTGGATTATCCGAATTGACGATGATAATTTCAGTGTATCTTCGAGCCCGAGAGCGGCTATTAATAACGAAGTTGTTGAAATCGGTGATGCTGGTGTTGGCACCATTACAATTACTCCGGCCGCAGAAGATAATATCGATATCTTCTTGCTTATTCAAAAGGGCGAAGTAAAACCTGAAGTTGTTTTCAATGCAACCGACATTGACAGCTTAATACCGTAAGAGGAGCAATAAATTGAACGAAGAAAACAAACTGCTAATTGCACTACAGAAACTTGACCCGGACAATGATGCTCATTGGACCCAAACCGGAGCACCTATGATGTCTGTATTGCATTCAGAAGATTTTTTGAATAGCGATACTCTGACTCGCAAAGCATTGACGATGGAGTTCCCGGATTTCAATCGCGATTTCGCTGCTGACCAAAGGGCCGCTGCTGAACTGACAGAAGAAAAAGTTGGTGAAGCAATCGATAAGCCTCGTGTTGAAGTTGAAGGTGATGTGCTGGTCGAAAAAGAAATTGCCGAAGACGTTGAACTTTCCAATGAAGTAACAGTGGGAGAATTGCAAGAAAAACTTGCCAAGTTGCGTAAAGTCCAAGCAGACCTTTCTGTTGCTAAAGACAAAGCTATCAAAGCATTTCAAGAAGCGCAGAAAAAAGCTGACAAAGTTCAGTTGGAAATGGAAGCATTACTTCCGCCCGAGCAGGATAAGCATGTTTCCAATGCACAAGCTTATCTGAAATCTCAAAAGGCAGAAGTTGAAAAACGTTTCCAGCGACGTAAAGTCTTAGCTGCCAAGTTAGGCGGTGTTGACCTGGGCGAGTTGGACAACCGTTCTCCAATCGACAAAGCATATGCGGCCAAACCAAATCCGCAAATGAGACGCCCGGTAATCCCTTTAAAGGATGAGAAAAATGCCGAATAAAGCGGCTTTTGACCAGTATAACGCTACTCAACGTCGAAAGTCTCTTGAAGATCCGGCATGGCCGCTAGCAATAACGAATTCGCTAGAACAGAATTCAGGATTCGATCCTACGATTACGTTTCCTTCAGGAGCCTTAAGTAGGGATGTTACTATTTCGGTAATTCTGAAACGAACTGCTGCCAATCCTGTTGGTATCATTGTGGAAGTAGGCGGAGCTACAAGAGGATTAGCTCTATGGGTGCCTGCCGCTTCCACGAATGGCCTAGGATTCGCTTTTGGGCAGTCTGGCAATGACGGCGGATTTATGACTGTCGATAACGTCTTCCCTTCAGATACCCTACAAGTGAAAATTGTCGCTGCCGTCAGTCCTCGGAACGGGGAAGGCCGTGTTTGGGCTAATGGGCGAAGGGTCATGCGTATTAACTCTGTTAACGGAGATTTGAATACGGCTTGGGCATCTTCGGAAAGCGGAGATGTTGGAAATGCAAATGGTAATGTGCATCCTGACGTTCCTATTGGAGATGATATATCTTTGTCTAACATTGATATTTTAGGCAAAGTTCATTTTCATATTGGACAATTACCCTTGCAATTTAATAGCTAACCTTGAGAATTTATAATGGCCTTTACACTTGAAGACGGAACCGGAATTGCCGGAGCAAATGCTTATGTAACAGTTGCCGAAGTGGACGCCTACCACCTGGATAGATTCAATCCAGGTTGGAAAGGTGACACTGAGCAATTAGAAGCAGCTATTATTCGCGCTACTGATTACGTAGAGACTCGTTGGAGAGGTAAATTCCGAGGACAGAAAGCTTCTTCTACACAAGGGCTCTCATTCCCTCGGGAAAACCTATGCGACGAGCTAGGAAATGCCCTGACAGGCGTTCCCCAGGTGCTAAAGAACGTTGTGTCCATACTGGCGCTTTGCGCCCTTGCTGGACCGCTATACGTCCAGGTAGCAAGCAATACTCAAGGGCAGGCCGTTACTCGTCTGAAGAGAAAAGTCGGACCAATTGAAACTGATACGCAGTTTGTGGCCGGGGGGCAAGTATCAACTGTTAAGAAATACCCGGAAGCTGACAGACTAATGGGTAATTTGGTTACTTCCGGCAGGAGAATTATCCGTGCCTGATTTAGCAACCTATGAAGAGCTTAAGCAAGTAGCCAATGAGTTAATTTTTGAAGCTGGTCGCACGGTATCGTTCATACAACTTGATTCTACTCCTGACGATACAGCTACCCCCTGGGAGAACTCTACTCCGAGAACAGGCCAAACTTCTGTATCTCTAAAAGGAGTGTTTGTTGAACCGGAATCGTCTATACAACTTGGCGAAAGTTATGTTTCTAAGGACCTTGTGAAACGTAGCACAAAGATTCTGATAGTTGAGCCCGGTGATAATGACCTATCCACTTTTGATGAAATTAACGATGGTGGAGTTAAGTGGAAAATTGAAGGTGTGGAAATACTTAAGCCCGGCACTGTTACTATTGTCGGTTTTGTAGGGGTAAGTCGATGAGCGCAACACCAGCAGTAGCGAGAACTGAAATCTTCGCTTTATTAAAAGCTGCTTGGGATACCGTTGGGCACCCTATGATGTATGAGAATGTCAAAAACAATCCAGGCATTCCAACAGACGAAAGTCCCTGGGCCCGTGCAGTATTAAGGCATGCTACAGGTAAACAAATTACGCTTAGTGAAGAACCGTGCTATGAGAACGAAGGTGTCCTGATAGTGCAAGTGTTCGTCCCCCTGGGCGAAGGATTAACTGAAGGTTATACGCTTTGTAAGCTCATAACTGACGCATATAAAAACATATCCACTGATGGCGGGGTGTGGTTCAAAAACCCTCGGTTTATGGAAATCGGACCTGATGGTGAGTGGTTTCAATTCAACGTGTTTGTAGATTTTACTTACACACAAGTTTAATAAGGGAGATTGATAATGCCTAATGTCAATACCATTAGCTCTAATGGCTCCGGCTTACGAATTGCACTGGAAGACAGTCTAAAAACTCTTCCGGTAACTCCGATTTGGAATCCAGTTGAGCCAAACAGCTATGGAGATTTTGGTGGCAACATTTCAACAGTTGCTCGAAATCCAATTTCTGCTTCGCGTCAACGTCTCAAAGGCGTTACAACTGACCTTGATGCGACTGCTCAATTTACAGTGGATCTGACGCAAACTAACATTTCTGACTTACTTCAGGGATTCATGTTTGCGAACTTCATCCGAAAAACCGAATTTGGCGGAGCCAGTGAAGTTACGAATGTAGACGGCACTGCCAACGAATACGACGCTGCCGCTGGACTGGATGCTTTCGCAGCCGGTAATTTGATTTTCGCTTCAGGCTTTGGCGACTCTGCCAACAACGGCCTAAAGCAGGTCAGCAGTGCCGCTGCCGCTGCATTGGGAGTGGTTGAGAGCCTTAACGATGAAGCCGCACCGCCTGCCGCTGCCAAGCTTGTTCTGGTAGGACATCAAAGTGGAGGTGGAGACTTAGACGTGGATGTTGCTGGAACATACCCGGCACTGACCTCTACAGTTCTGGACTTTACTACCCTGGGCATTAATCCGGGAGAAATGATTTTTGTCGGTGGTGACTTAACCGTTGAACAATTTGCCAATGCTGTAAATAATGGCTTCAAGCGTGTTCGCAGTGTAGCAGCAAACCGTCTTGAATTTGATAAGTCAGATCAAGCAATGGTTGCTGAAACTACAACATCCGAAACTGTTCGCCTGTTCTTTGGCCGGGTGCTTAAGAATCGCACAGGAACCGATATCGTTTGCCCAACTTATCAGTTGGAAAGAACACTCGGGGCTCCTGATGAGGCACAGCCCACACAGATCCAGGCCGAATACGTTGTTGGTGCCGTTGCTAACGAACTGACAATGAATATCAATACTGCTGACAAGATCACTGCCGACCTGAACTATGTTGGTGTTGATGTGGAATTCGTGGATGGGCCTACTGCCCTGAAAGCTGGCACACGTCCGACACTACAAAGCGCCGATGCTTTTAATACCAGTTCAGATTTCAGCCGTATCCGTCTTGCACAGGTTGTTGAAGGTAATGTCGCGCCGGACCCGCTATTCGCATACGTATCGGAACTGAGCCTGGGAATCAACAACAATGTTACTCCGGCAAAAGCCGTTGGAACACTGGGAGCCTTTGGCCTTACCAGTGGAACATTTGAAGTTAGTTCTCAAATGACTGCTTATTTCCAAAACGTTGCTGCGGTTCAAGCGGTTCGTAACAATGCCGATGTAACCCTGGACTTCGTAATCGCGAAACAGAACGCAGGTATTTCATTTGACTTGCCACTGGTTTCTCTTGGCGATGCACGTAACAATGTTGAGCAAGATCAGCCAATCACACTACCGTTGACTGCCGATGCAGCGAGTGGTAGCAAGATCTCTACTGACCTTGATCACACGCTCTTGATGGTCTTCTTTGACTATCTACCGAATGCAGCCCAATAGGGCGAATGGGTAAGGGGTAAAAGCGAAGTAGGGCGTTGCTTTATAGCGGCGTCCTACTTATATTACAGCACCATTAATAACATTAACTGAGGAGCAACAATCATGGCAAAGTATGGCTATTACGCTACTACGAAAAAAGAAATCGAAGGTGAATGGTTTGCCTATGGCGATTTCGACATCAAAATGAGACGGGCATCAGCGACGAATAAGGAATTCGCTGCCGGTCTTGAAAGAGTTTCCCGCACAGATCTGAACCGTAAACAACGTCGTGCAGCCGGACGTAAAAAATCCTTGAAAGAGATGACCCCTGAAGAAAGAACTGATTTCTTCATCGACCTTTACCTGGAATCAGTGATTCTCGGGTGGAGAGTTGAAGTAAAGCCCGGTAAGGTTGAGGAAGGTTTCATGTGGGATCTCGCAGGAAAGAAAGTTGAGTTTTCGAAAGAAACTGCCAAAGCTATTTTTCTGAAGTATCCTGAACTGTGGACTGAAGTCATGCTCGATGCACAGGAAAAAGAAAGCTTTGCGGAACTTGACGAGGAAGACCTGGGAAACTAAAAGATGTTCTTCTATACCAATTAGTTCATGGAGAGCATGAAGAACAAAGAATTGAAAATGCGTTACGTCAGGGATTTGATATTCCTGACGTAATAGCTAATAAGCCCATCCTTTGGGTAGGGCTAGAATTATATCTCAATGCGTTTTTTGCATTAAGTGGTTGCCGATCAGGAATGGGTGATGGGCCAATAATGTGGACAGCTATTCAAAAGTATTCAGAAGTCCACAGGCTTGATGAGGAGCAAGAAAGATTACTGCATTACTTCATTGCTGGAATGGATTCAACTTACTTAACGCATATTGAAAACAAACGGAAGAAAAAATGAGTTTAGGAAGATTCGCAATTCGTATAGATCAGCTTGCTCGCAGGATAGATCGTAATGTGGATATTGCCGTCAAACTCGTTGCCGTTGCAGTAAACCAAACAGTTGTGTTAACGACTCCGGTTGATACCGGTCAAGCGCGTAACAACTGGCGTGTGTCCCTGGGCACTCCGATCACGGATACTACAAGTGAAGTTGATCCTACTGGGACTACTCGTATCCAGTCGAATAACAGCGTTATTCGACGCCGGTCGCCCCGAGCCCGTCAATCAATCTACATCACGAATAATTTGCCGTATATCGAAGCATTGAATAACGGTCGGTCAGCGCAAGCTCCGGCTGGATTTGTGCAACGCGCGGTCTTGGATGGTATTAGAGCCTTGGATGGCGTAAGGATTGTCAGGTAATGGCCTCAACACAACGCATTGAAATTATCATTACCGAACGTGGTTCGCGCCAAGTCCGCCGTAACATCGGTGCTATCGGTGATAGGGCCTCTGCATCGCAGCGGTCAGTAAGGCTCCTCAACCGCACGTTGCAAGCCCTTGCGACTGGCGCTATTGTTAGTGGAATTTTCCGCCTTGCGGATTCTTTCACAAACTTGCAAAATAGACTGCGTGTAGTTACAAACGGCACTGCTGAATTGGGTGTTGTTACTGATGAATTATTCGACATTGCGCGAAGAACCAGAAGTTCGTTTGAAGCTACCGCAGAGCTATACGCGAGAACAGCATTAGCTACTCGTAACCTTGGGCGATCACAACAAGAGACACTAAATTTCACAGAGTCTTTAAATCAAGCTATTATTCTATCCGGGGCATCTGCCCAGGAAGCGGAGAATGGCTTAATTCAGTTGTCTCAAGGTCTTGCATCTAATCGCCTTAGCGGTGATGAATTGCGTTCAACTCTTGAACAATTACCAGTTGTTACTGATGTTATTGCAGAATCAATTGGCGTGACTCGTGGTGAATTGAGAGAACTTGGGGCCCAAGGTAAGATTTCTGCTGAGATTATCCTTGATGCTTTCCGGGACGCTCGCGAAGAATTAGAAATTAGATTCCAGGAAACCGTTCCTACTCTTGCACAAAGCTTTACCGTGCTGGAAAATACAGTTGTCCGGCTACTTGGATCACTTAATGAGTCTACCGGCATATTCTCAAACTTATCCCGAGGAATCTTGTTCTTAGCGGATAATTTTGAAGAGTTTGCTCGTATTGTTGCATCTGCCGGGGTTACTACCTTACTGGTAGCAGGATTCAATGCTGCTACAACGGCAGTAAATCGATTTACAGCGGCGCTCGCACTTAACCCGTTTGGCGCTATAGCTGTTGCATTGACGGCCACAATTTCCTTGCTTGTAGCTTTCTCTGATCGCCTTACATTGAACAGTGAAAGCCTTACTACACTTCAGGATTTGGGATCAGCTACGTTTGAAAGAATCGGTGAGGGTATTGAAGCCCTTACGGAATTTTTCTCTGAGAACTTTGGATTCATTGGCGACTTTGCCAGTGAGACATTTGGTGGAATCAATCTGTCTCTTGAAGGCGTTCTAAGATTTACTGCGGAAGTATTAGATGCCTATCTGGGACTATGGATCGGTATCTTCAGAGCCATTATAACTGGCGCGGAATTATTGCCTACTGCGCTACGAGCAATTGCAACTGATGCTTTTAATAATGTCCTGGAATTCTTACTGAACCTGCCTAATCTCATTAACCGAATTGGAGTTCAGGTATTCAATGGACTTGTGTCAATTATTCAGACTGGAATTAACCAGCTAATTACCGGAGTGAACTTCATATTCGACCAACTGGGCATTGCTGCCATAGCTGCTGTTGAATTAGTGGAAACGGTAATTGAAGGTGGAACTTCAACTGAAGAATTCGGCGCTGCTGTTGGCGAAGCATTCAGATCTGGATTCGATTTCCAGGGACTATCCCAGGAACTCGATCTATTATTGGATCGGGCAGAAGATTTTACAGAAACAAGACTTGGTAATGCTGCCAGAGATGCTGAAGAAGCTCGTAGAGCAAGAGCAAATCTAACAACGACAGGCACCAATACGATTCCTGATCAAAATGACAGAGCATTCCAGGAATTACTGGATCGCCTACAGCAAGAAAATGCACTGCTGACTGTCAATGCAGATATCAGGCAATTAGCACAGGGAGTCATCGCTGCTGAAAACACATTGCGTCGGGAACTAACATCAACTGAGCGCGATCTACTGAGAGTTGAATTACAGACTCAACAACAATTAGAGCGTCGCGCTGAAATTTTAGATGGGCTGAATGCTCCACAGACCAATTTCTTGCAAGGGCAAAGAGCACTTGACGAATTGCTGCGTGATGGATTGATTACCCTTGACCAATACAACACTGCACTGGTTGATCTTGAAGTTCAATTTATCAATACATTTGATGCACAAGGATTCGGTCAAAATTTCCGGTTTACTCTACGAGACATGGAGCTTGCTACTCGTGACAGTTTAGGTCGTATCGGTGCAACATTTGCTGAAGTCTTTGGCCCTGGTGGAACTGTCAGTCGAGGATTTGCGGATACTTTTGCAAATGCTTTATTACTGGACGGTCAGATTGATGAGACTACTGGCAAGACTATTAGCTTCAGAAATGAATTCAGAGACGGCATCCAGGAAATATCTGAAGCCATTGTCAATCAGTTGATTTCTGCATTAGTGCAGGTCGGTATCAATTTAGTATTGACCAATACCATTGGGCGATTACTTGGAACAAGCTCACTGGCAGCAACTACCGCCGATGCTGCGGCCGCTGCGTCTGCCTGGGCTACTCCTGCTGCACTTGCATCGCTCGCGACACTGGGAACCAATGCCTTGGCCGCTAACGCTGCTGTGGCTGGCACAATTGCTTCTACAAATGCCCTAGCTCGCATTCCTGGATTCCAGGACGGTGGATTTACCGGTAACGTAGGTCGCAATGATATCGCTGGATTTGTGCACGGTAGAGAATTTGTAATGAATGCAAATGCTACTGCCAGAAATAGACCGTTGCTTGAAAACTTGAATAGAGGCGGCCAACTTCGTGCCGGTGGAACTGTTGTAAACATTCAAAACAATGCTCCTGGCGTTGTATTTGAGCAACAACAAGTTAGTCGCGACGAAATCAGAATCATTGCACGTCAAGCTGTGCGCGAAGATGCTCCAAATGTAGTTGCTGCGGATCTCAATAATCCGAATAGCAAAATAAGTAAATCGGTTAACAGAAACACAACTGCGAATAGGCGAAGATAATGGCTTCACAAGCATTTTATGAATATTTTCTAAACTCTCCATCAACAGTGGTGATGTTGGAATTGCTTGAAATTAGCCATCCCAATTTCACGCAGACTTATTATATTGTTCGCAATGCCACTAAAGGGGTCACGGTCACTTTAGAGAATTTGGCAGTGCAACTATTTGATTATTATCCACTTAGGATAACTCCGTTATCTGCAAGCGATGACTTGGATCAGGCACTTAGAATTGACCTTGGAGATATAGGCGAAGTCTTTCCTCAAGAGCTTGATGCAATCGCAACTGCTCGTGGATTCGATACCAAGCCTACGGTTATTTACCGCACGTATCGATCTGATGATTTAGCCGCTCCTCTATATGGTCCTTGGACCTTGGAGGTTAGCAGTTTCAGCTTCAACCAAGATGGGGTATCATTCGAAGCCAAGGCCCCGAGCCTCAACGTTGCCGGGACTGGGCAAATTTACACCTTAAATAGATTCCCTATGATGAGAGGATTCTTGTAGTGAGTTTTTCAGTCGATAATTACTTAGACAGGAAATTCAATTACAGAACTTCGAATTGCTGGCATTTAGTTCGAGATGTCATTTTAGAACTAACAGGAAATGACCTTGGAGATTTAACGCCACCTGTCATAGATAGTGAAAATTTATCGTCTGCATTCTTGCATAACGAGAAAAAATTCACTAAATTACAAAGTCCTGAGAGCCCTTGTATCGTAAGGATGTTAAGGGCCGGACAGACGCCTCACGTAGGCGTTTATTATAATCGTCGATTACTACACATCCAGCGGCATGGTGTAGAATATTTGCCGCTGGATATAGCCTCAAGGGGTTTTACCATGTTGGAGTTTTACTCATGCAAAATGTGATGTTCACGGCAAATCCGTTGGATACATCCGCATGGGAACTTCATCAGGTTTCAGATATCTACACCTTCCTCCAAGAAAAATTACCTGAATGGCCGCCCAGCGCGAGAATTTATAGAGAGCATGTTGCAGAGTCACATGACGTTACGCCTACCTGTGAGGCTGACGTTAATGCCCTGGGTGACATGGACAACTTGTATGTGGTCGTTTATCCGGCTGATCCAGCATCGATCATTATCTCGGTAGTTCTTAGTGCTGCTATTACCGCTGCGGCATTCCTATTACGCCGTGATCCAGAATTCCCAGTTGATGAGCAGCGAGTAGCTTCATCGAATAACTCTTTGTCCGGCCGTAGTAACAAGTCAAGGTTGAATGGAAGAATACCGGATATCTTTGGTAAGATTCGTTCATTGCCGGACCTTATTGCTGTGCCTTATCGCACTTATGAAGATAACCAGGAAGTTGAAACTGCTTATCTTTGTGTTGGCCGAGGACAATATGAAATTCCTGTTGATACAGTGCGCGAAGGCGATACTCCGATAAACCAAATTGTCGGTTCGAGTGCAGTGATCTATGGGCCCAACGCATCGCCCAATGGGGGATCTGTGCAAGCTACTATTGGCGCTGCTATTGCTGATGCTGTGCTTAGTGTGGTTGAAGCGAATCAGGTTAATGGACAGGTTCTTAATCCACCTAATGATGCGGCAGTGATCGGGACAAATAACATCCGATTTACGTTCCCGAATATCATTGAACTATTGGCCGGTGCCAATCTTGACTTTACTGAAAAGTTCGCGAACAATGATGTTTTGGCAATTACCAATGCGGCATTTACCGGATCTATTGACAATGGTGTGTTCACTGAGTCTATGAGATTCGTGAGTCCAAATATCATTGAGTTCCAGACATTTGACCCGAGCAGCAATTTCCAGGCAAATGATGTAATAGCCTTGTTCAATACTGGTAGCTATACCGGTCCTAGAAAAGATCTGGTTATCGAGATCGATGATAACATGACCTTTGCTCTGGATGGCACCATTACTGTCATCGGCGGCGGAGGTTTCTCTGGGTATTTAGCCGGTGACAACGTTGTGCTTCTGAATGCTCAATATGATGATGGGTCAACTGCTGTTGACTTAGACGGCACATATGAGATTGCTACTGCTCCTGGGGGAACTACTATCACGTTAGTGAGCCCTGCAACGGTTAATAGCGATTGGAATCTAATCGACAACTACGCCGGAGATGTTACCGGCACGGTTAACGGTGTAGAGACAACTGTAAATAGACCTCAAGGTAACTTGACTACTCAATTGCAGGGTAATTACACTATCAGTTCTGTTACTCCAACAACTATTGTTTTGAGCAATCCTGAAAATGTTGCTGCCGGTTGGACTAATTTAACTGAATATCCAAATGATAGAACTGAGTTCGAAACCCATGATGTTGCTTTGTCCGGGGGAAATAAAAGTGTTAATCTGAACGGATCATATACCGCGCTATCGGTATCCTCTAATCAGATAACCCTGGATAACCCTGCTGGGACTAATGCCGATTGGAACGAACTCGCAGATTACATCGCAGATAGCACTGATTATATTTCTCCAACCATCTCTTCGTCAGGAGACAGATGGATTGGGCCGTTTAATGTAGAGGTTGATACACTTGAACAAATTTTCACAAACTTTGTGGCTCGCAGAGGACTATACTCGATTGATGATGGTGGGCAGCAAAGATCACTAGCTGTTGAAGTCGAACTTGAAGTGGATAGCTTGACTAATGGTGTGCCGGATGGAAACCCTGAATTATTTCAGGTAACTATTAATGGTTCTGCTACGCTAAGAACGTTACGGGCAGCTACTATTAGAGCAAATCCGACGTTTTCCGGGCCAATGCAAATCAGAGCCCGTAGGATTACTGAACGAGATCTTGAATTTGACGGCACCATCACTGATGAAATCGAATGGGAAAGAGCCTATGGCATCTCTCCTGTATCGCAAAGTGACTTTGGTGATATCACGACCATACATACCAGAACTCGCGCTACAAGCGGGGCCCTGGCTGTCAGACGCCGTGAACTGAACGCTGTTGTTACCCGTAGAGTGGGATTACGGATTTCAGGTGATACTTTTGATACTGTTTTAACCGCTACTCAAGATGCTGCGGAGATTCTTGCTGCTGTGCTTAGAGATCCGGTTATTGGTAATCGTCCGGTATCTCAAATCGACGTGGATAATATCTACGATACCATAGCAGAGGTCGAAACTCATTTTGGAACTGCTCTGGCTCGTCAATTTAACTATTCGTTTGACGAAACTGATTTCTCATTAGAGCAAACAATTGCTTCAATCGCTACTGCATGCTTCTGCACTGCATATCGACAAGGCAATATTATCAAAGTAAGCTTTGAAAAAGCAACCGTGGATAGCACGTTACTCTTCAACCACAGAAACAAGCTCCCCGGATCGGAGAATCGAGTTGTGTCCTTTGGGCGTCAGAATAATCACGATGGCGTAGAGTTAACATATATCGATCCAAACGATGGATCGACTTTATACTACTTAATTCCAAATGACAATACCGCGACTAATCCGAGAAGGGTTCAGACTGTCGGCATAGGATCACAGGAACAAGCCTATTATCACGCATGGCGCGCCTGGAACAAGATTAGGTATCAAAACACCACTACTCAGTTTACAGCGACTCAGGAAGCCGCTGCGACGATCCTATTGGACCGTATACTGGTAGCAGATAATACTCGTTCCGATGTCCAGGACGGTCAGGTAGTTCGTATCAATGGATTGTTGATCACTACAAGCCAGCCGGTGACATTTGAAGGTGGAGAAACCTACACAGTATTCTTGCAAAATACTGATGGCACTGTTGATGTGCGCGTGGCAACTGAAGTCATTGGGCAATCAAATCAATTTAATATTGATACGGCCCCGACTAATCCGCTGAATGTCAATCAGAATTACTATGCCCAGGCGACTTATCTGCTTGTGAAAGATAGTGCAAGTAGAAAAGATGCGTTCCTGGTGACTGAAAAATCTGCTGACGATGGCTACAATTATCAATTAAGTTGCATCAATTATGATGATCAGTATTATCTTAACGATAATATAAACTTATGGTTGCCGTTTGAGGAAGCTAGTTTCCGCGATCAAAGCCCAACGCCTAAAACGGGGACTGTGAATGGCGCGGGTTCAGTTATAACTGAAGTTGGTGGTCGGAACAAACATGTTTATCAAGGCACTGCGGTAATTGACAGCTATGCAATTGACACAGCATATAATTTTCCGGCAAGCTACTCAATTACCTGCTGGTTAAATAAGACTGACTTCACGACTCGGGGTAGCATTTTGAATTCCCCGGATGGCAGCACTCAAATCTTCAGAATAGAAGCAACTACCGGTGATTTAGAAGCGGGGCATGCCTCAGTTGTAGCGGTCAGTTCTGCATGGCCTGCGTCAGGTGCATGGCACCATGCCGCAGTTACATATGATTCAGCTACAAATGCTATAAAGTTATATATAAATGGTGCTGAAGTAGCAAGTTCAACAATAACTGGCGCGACTCTTGGAGACATGTCGGCATTTGCAGGATATATTGGACTGGCAGACGACTTAAGGCTATTTAACAGAGCTTTAACCGCTGCTGAAATTAAAGCAATCTATGACGCAACGGTGATCTAATGGCAGAGCTTACAATTGTCCCGGATCAGCGGGGCTACAATTTTATAGATGGCATTCACAATGTAATGCAGGAACTTGACGGTGGCTTTAACCGGATTCGCACTGACGTGCTTGATCCCTGGGCAACTGTGGATGTTCAATGGACGTTGAATAGAGAAGACTTTAATGCTTTAGCAACGTTTTACTATGATACGATAAATCAAGGTGCAGATCTCTTTGAATTGATGCTTTATATTGATAGTCATATTCCGACACTGCATCAATGTCGAATTGAAGATACTACTTTTCAAATAGTTTCGCAGCAAGGGAACTCTTACACAGTTCGAGCGCGATTAGAAGTTAACCCAGAGGTCCACGTTCCGTAATGGCACTATTCAGCATACCGCCCGATACAGATTCGTATGATTTTCGGTCAGGACATGGCATTGAGTCAGTGCGCCTGGACGGAGGTAAAAGTCGTTTTCGTCGAGGATTTTTCAATCCTACTGCTCGAATGAATGTCCGTTGGCAATTCAAGGGTAGCCAGTACGATGATTGGAGAACCTTCTACAAGACTGCGCAGAATAACGGCACTGACTTAATGACCCTGGAACTTGTAGTGAGGGGGGATACCAGAACTCAACACCTTTGCCGAATTATGCCGGGAACGGCTCAATTGGCCGGAGTTGAAGGTGAAACTTTTACTGTTAGTGCTCGAATTGAAGTTGATACGGTAAACGTATTCCAGGAATATACTCCGCCTGCTGGCGGGGATCAACTTCAGGTTCCGTGGTTTCAATTAATTAGGCAAGGAACGATCACCCAGGCGCTCAGTAATAATTACTACCCTACGAAAAGTGCTACTTTCATTGGTGATGGAAACTTTAACCAATCTGGAACTGGTATTGAATGGGGGGTTGGAAGTCAGTATAATGTTGTTGATACGCTTGGTCAAGAGGGTATTGAAACTGATCATGTTGGCGCTAGTTGGCCGAGATTACGATATGCCAATAGCAATGCCAGAGCATTAGCGAGATTGATATACCCTCGGGACATGTTTACGGTAATGACTATTTGGATCAGGAACGGAACTTATAACGCTGGTAGATCGGGGATATTGTTTTCTGCTCCGCAGCAAACTGGAAATCAGAGCACTTTTGACCTATCTATTTCTCAAACAACTGGATTACATACCAGTCTAAGAAATGGCGCTTCCCGTCCAGCTTACACATTAAGAGAGCATACTGGCTCGGGTCCTGATTATCGTGGCGAAAGCCATATGTATAGCCTTGTTATTTCTCCAAGTTCTGCGCAAGGCACACCAGATGGACAGGTGTATTTATTCGTGGACGGTCAGGAAGTTGCAGCAGACACTACGACATGGGAAGAAGATAATTTTGTTGCTAGTGCTAATGACGAAAGACTCTCTTTGGGCAAGCGTAATCAAGCTACCCAAGAAGATAATGCGGATGGGATTAATCAAATGATTAACTTTTACTACATCCCAACGAATTTAGTGCCGACAAACTGGCGCGCAGATATCTTGGAAAACAATTTCAATTTCTGGAATACGACAGAGTTTAATTATTAAGCGAGGAGTATATAGACATGGTAAAGCAGTTTTTTCTCAACTTATTTGGTTCAATCAAAGATTTCTACAATGCGATTGACGCAACGGTAATCGGCTGGACAAAAAAGAATCCCGGAATGCCCTGGCATTTTAGCGGTGCCTTGATCTTGTCCCTAATTGTATCTCCCTGGGGAACCATTGCTGCACTCGCAGTCCCGATGACGGTTCAAATCATCGTAGAACTATCGCAACACTATCTGACAGTTCGTTTGAAAACAGTCAGAGACGCAATTGAGGATACCGTAGCTGCTGGTGTCGGAATATTCATTGCCCAAGGGCTATTAATGTGGTTAAAAGGATTTTTCAATGCCGCTGGATAAAAGAGATATGGAGCGAATTGAGAGCCTAATTAAGGGCTCTCAAACGCATGTGGTTAATGAAGTATTAACCAATCTGGGAATTGACGCAAGGGATCGTGTCAAAACTCAAAAATTCTTCCACAACCTGCAACGGTTGTCGGAACAACTGGAAGACGGCCAAGTGCTCGATGATCTGCGCTGGGTCCATAGGTTTCGCACCAATTGGTCAAGCGGAACCATGCGCCTATTAGTGTTCATTGGAACTATGTTCGTTGGTGGACTAGGAACCGTGCTCGTTCTGGGCATTAAATCATACTTAATGGGAACTCCGTAAGCATGGCAACTTGGAAAGCAACACCTGCTACCATTAATACAGGCAGTGCGACTAACAGCACTTGGTTCACCTGGGCGGCTGATACCGATCCAGATTGGCCGGGTGCCATTGGGAGTGGTGTGCTTGGGTTCATTCGCAATAGGAATGCTTCAGAGATTGAAATTGGATACCGGATGAAAGGTTCCAATGATGATACTGAAATGCGTTTTGAAATCCTTGGTGGCGATGATTTCATGGTTGGTATGTTCATTGGCACAGATCCAGTCGGCAACGAAATTGAGATATACTCAACCAACTTTGCCGATATCGATTTCTATGTAGTGGCTTTCTTTGATCACGATGCCGTGTTTCTACAGGATAGTGTTCTGTTCACCACAACGCCAAGCACCTGGGACAATGTGGACTTCTCAGGAACAATACCTGCTGGTGCCGGAGCAATGATTGGGCTAATCAAGCCTACAGATACAACGAATTATATTGCTGGCACAAGGCATACTGATGAGAATACCCAAAGCTTCGAGGATACTATACCGAGAGGCGTAGGGATTATGCAGGCGCTTAATGCTAACCAGGAAGCTGAAATCTGGAAGAATAACAACAATGCCCAGCTAAGGGTTGTGGGCTATACTCCGGGAGGCTGGGAGATTAATCAGACTTCCATGTCAGACATCTCAGTTCCAAACGGTTTATGGCACAACCACGTAGCACATACAGGCAATACTGATGCCCTGGGCGCTATTCTCACTACTCAAAAAACTGGTGGTGGTGGACAGAGCTTTGCTTTCAGAGGACAGGGCGCGACTTATGATATCCAGGGATTCGTAGCATTTGGGCATTACCCAGTGCGGACAAATACGGGTAACGGAGAATTTGAAATACAGGGAGGTGGTCTTGATATTAAGACCTACTTCAACCTATATAATGTAGCTTATACACCACCTTCAGGTGGAGATCCAACCATCCATAGACGGAGACAAATGGAGATATGACGCAATGGCAATCTTAAGACAATATAATGCAGCAACCACAATTGATTTTCCCCTTTATGAAACTACGGGAAATCCATTGCAAGCTGCTGCTACCTTCGCAGCCGGTGACGTAACTTTTTCGATAGATGGGGGCGTTGAAGCTAATACTACAAATCTTCCTGCTGATGAAGGTCAAGGCTATTCTCTTGCCCTGACCGCTGCCGAGTTAAATGGTGCTCGTATTCGCATCACCATTAAAGATTTGGATGGACCTGCCTGGATGGATCAAGTTATCATTATTGAAACTTATGGTGCAGTAGGTGCACAACATCCAAATATCGGAGCACCTGAAGTTGTAGTTGGGTCGCTAACGACTGCGGCACTTGACTCGATCCGTGATCACATGCACAATATCAATTTCCAGTTTACACGGCCGCAAATTGATCCGTCTACTGGTATTTTTCGTGTTGGTGTTCAGATTATCGATGAACGCGGTGATTTACCAAGCACTGCTGAAATTAATCCTGGTGAAATTGCCATTGCAAGAAAAGCTCCTGGCGGTGCCGGATATATTGGAGTAGTTAGTGCTACTGCCATGACTGAAGTTGCCGGTGAAGTTTATATTCAACGGACAATGCCTGATTTTTACGCCGGAGATGTGGTTCGGGTATCCTTTACAAACGTGAATGTTGTTATCGATGGAGTTACCTATGAATATGCCGGTGCAACTGCTCGCATTTTCTATACTCAAATCTACCGTAATGATCCTGATGAATTACTGTCAACAACTATCCAGACAGTAACCAGTCAAACTGAATGGATTCTTACAGATGGTGCGCCGGAAGATGATGTTTACAATGGCGATGCCGTAATCGTTACTGATAACGTTAATGGATTCCGAAAAGGAACCGCTATTGTTGATAATTGGGATCAGGGCACAAGCACATTGACTTTGGTCGCTAATCCTGACTTCAGTGTTTTAGCTGACGATATCGTTCAGATCGTTCGTATTTCTCCGGTGCCGGTGGATACATTATCAACTGCTGCACTTGCTCAGATCAATACGGAAGTTCAAGCTGCTTTGACGGCTCATGGCCTTACTACAGGTCGCGCTGCATTGATGGATAATATGGATGCCCTTGTAAGTAGTCGCACAACACAGGCTGAAGTTGATGCCAGCTTGATTGCAATTGGGCTTGATCATTTATTATCTACTTCAGCAGCAAATGGTGATGTGGCAGATAATTCTATTATGGCTCAAATTGTTTCAGGTAGCAGCCCGGCATCTTGGGCAAGTTACGATAACCAAAACATGTCTTTAGAGACAATCAGGGGTGCCGTAGGCATTGGTCTTTTACAGTTTACTAATATTGCTAGTATAGTGACTGCGGACCTAAGCTTCACTTTAAATGCAGGTAGCACAGTAGATGATCAGTATAACGGTAAAACAATAATCATTATAGACGAAAGTGACAATACTGTTAAGTTTACTGGTGAAGTTTTAGATTATGTAGGAGGGGCAACTAAGCAGGTTACTTTAGTAAACGCTACAGATTTTACCATTGCTATAAATGATACAGTCTTAATTTTGGGATTTGAAGGACCTTCAAAGTTAGATGAGTTGCACGATAATCGGTTAACAAGTGGAAGGGCAAGTAATCTTGATAATCTTGATGTTACTGTATCAAGCAGGTCAAGCCATGCTGCTCCTGACTTGACCAATTTAGATGTTGCAGTATCATCTCGGGCAACACAGGCTAATGTGGCAACGGAACTTGATACTAGGCGTTTGAATGAGTTATTCATCGCCGCACTTTCAGGACAACCTGTAGCAGAATCTCTATTCGCCGATCTTACGGAAGATAATGGTGGAACTCAGCGATTTACTGTTGACGCTTTAGCAAACGGTCCCAGTGGTGGCGCTGGTGGATTTACAGCAGCAGATAGAACCAAACTTGATGATGTGGAAGCCAGATTAACACAACCAAGAGCGGATAACCTTGATAACCTTGATGCTGCTGTCAGTAGCCGATCAAGCCACGGTGATCCTGATCTAACTAAGCTTGACGAACTGCACGATAATAGAATCACTGCTGGTCGCGCAGCTACTTTGGATAATCTTGACGTTGCCGTAAGCAGTCGATCAAGCCATGCAGCACCAGACGTGTCAAATCTTGACGTTGCCGTAAGCAGTCGATCAAGTCATGGACCAGCCGCTGTAACAGCAGATATCGACGCTAACAGCACTCAGCTTGCTCAGATCTTAACGGATATTACGGTCAATCTGACCAATATCCAGGCTAATGCAACTCCGGCCGAAGTATTGGCTCAAATTGAAACTGCCCTGGCAACCACACTAAGATCTGAACTGACAGCCAAGCCGGGAGCGAACGTGACTATCATCGATGCCTTGCTCTGGGTGTTTGCGCTGGTTCGTAATAGAATCGAGTTTGACGGCACGACTCTACGCCTCAAGGCTGACGATGGCACTACTGATATTGCTACAGCAGCGCCGACCGATGATACAAGCACAGCGATTGTGCCGGAGTGGACCTAATGGCATTTGATTCAAGACAAAAACGTATGAGCCTCATCAACTGGCGCACAGCCGGGATGAGGCGACTATTGCCTATTCCTGACGGCTCCCTGGATACTGCCCAGGACCGCGCTATGCTGCTGGGCATGTATACGGGGATTCCGTTCCCAGCGCCCAGCACTGAGGTGATTGTGTCGCACATAATTGACAGTCTGGTTGTCCGGGCAACGAATGAAATTGATGGGTTATTTGTCAATGCTACTGATGAAGTAACCGGTATTGAAATAAAATTAGCAAGTGAGGTAGATCTAAATGGCTAACTTTACCGTGTCTAATGTCACTGCTGAAGTGATTATTACTAAGCCAGTCTACGAAAATAACCCAGTTTTGCTTCGTGGTGTGCGAGTTTTGAACTTCGATTTGACCGGAGTGACCACAATTGAAGGAAAATATCGCAAACCTGACGGCACTGAAGGCACTTTTACGAACAATGGAGTGATAAATACGCCCACAGCGCAGGCTGGCGGAGACACTTTTGACTTCCAAATTGCTCAAAACGAGCTTGATCAGGCAAGAGGGTCAAGGCAACCTTGGACGATTTGGTTCACCATTAGTGGTGTAACTGATACTGATCCGCTGACATTAAATGTCTTAAAGGCTGGAAATATCACTTGACAAGCGAGGCGAAGCGTCGTATACTGGTAGCTATGATTACCAGTATACACATAAAAGACCCTCCTTCATAAGTTCAATAAAATCAATTGTTTGGCATACTCTGGCATACCTTGGCATACTTGTGTCCTACCGTAAGTTCAGGAAAAATACGCACTTGGCATACTTGGCATACCTTGGGCGACTTTGCCTAAGTAATTTGCCGAAATACTTTTTGAAATTTCGACAAGATATGCCAAGTATGCCACTCTCCTGTTTTTATTATACTTATCTCTTATTTTAAGTAGGGCAGAGTAGGACAGAGTATGCCAATAGTAATAAAATCAACAAGTTACATGAAATGTCAATTAACACTTGACAAAGGGTGTGCTGTGGGCTATATTAACCGTAAGAATAAAGACGGGAACTTCGAGTCTTCCGTCTTGTGAGCGCAGAGACAATCGCGCTGCTGTGGGCACAAAACTCCGGCAGCGCGGTTTTTAGAAATGGAGATGAATTTGCCAGACGATAATTTGAAGTTTCAATGGGAATGGTTATGTGAATGCACCTGCATTTGTTTTAAGCCGAGGTGTGTGATTACTATTACACAAGTTCCCGGTGAAGCCCTCATGGAGATGAGATGGTCAGAATCAGGGGATGTGTTTTATGAGGAAACTTTAAAAGGCAATGAGCGCGATAGAATTAGGCTTGCTAAAGCTCAGGCCATGTCAAAATACCACAATCTTGTTTTGGGCATTCCGGTATGACTTTCAAAACCAAACCGTACGACCACCAGCTTGAACATTTCGAAGCTTCCCGAGCCGTAGAGTGGTTTGCAACTCTTTGGGAAATGGGAGTGGGCAAATCCAAAGTGATGATTGATATCATTTGCTGGTTATTCCTGGAAGGGTATATCAACGGTGTTGTGGTCGTGGCTCCTGGTGAAGTGCCCAGGAATTGGATAGCAGATGAGATTCCAATCCACGCATGGGAGGGTATCAATGTTGATGGTCATCACTACCAATCGCCCAAGTCCAAAACTAAATGGCATGCGGCCGCTTGCAAAAGAGTCGTTGATCATCCCGGCTTGTCGTTTCTAACGATCAGTTATGATGCGATCATAACAGCAAACGGTAAAAAGGTCGCAAAGCAATTTCTTCTAAAGCGCAAGTGCATGATGATCCTGGATGAAGCGCACCATATCAAAAATATCAAAGCAAAACGGACGAAAACGATCATCGCAGCCGGTCGTTATGCGGCCTACCGTAGAGTTCTCTCGGGCACTCCTGTAGCACAAGGCCCGTTTGATCTCTACAGTCAATTCATGTTCCTGGACGAAGAGTTCTGGAAGCGCGAAGGATTTCCCAGCTTCACAGTATTTAAGCATTACTATGGCGTATGGCAAAAGCGAACCAATAATGCGACCGGCCACCAGTTTGATTACTGCGCTGCATACCGGAATCTTGACGAGTTGCAAAAGATAATTGCTCCATATAGTTCCAGGCTACTCAAAGACGACGTGCTTGATTTGCCGGAAAAGATTTACCAAAAACGGTATTTCGAATTGACCAAAGAGCAAGAGAAATACTACCGTGCTCTCCGTGAAGATTTCATGGTCGAGATTGGGGAAACGGTAGTTGATGCGACAATGGCAATTGTCCGGCTTCTCAGGATGCAGCAAGTGACTTGTGGCTATATGGGTTACTATGACGACATGGATCTCGACGAGAACAATGAGCCCAAGCTAAAGATGAAGCACATGGATGGGAAAAACCCTCGTTTGGAGCTACTACGTGAGATCTGTGAAGAGGTCCATCATCAGGTAATCATATGGGCCCGGTTCCGTATGGATATCGATCTCATATGCGAAGCCCTGGGCGATAAGGCGACTCGTTTTGACGGCGGTGTTTCTGCTGATCAGGCATGGCAAAACCAATTAGACTTCAAAGCTGGAAAATACCAATTCATAGTGGCTAATCCGGCAAAGGGCCAAGAAGGTTTAACATGGCACTGTGCCAAAACTGTGATCTACTATTCGAATTCATTTAAGCTGGTTGCACGTCTTCAGTCTGAGGACAGGGCCCATCGCATCGGTCAAGATCAATCAGTAAACTACATAGATATAATTGCACCTGGAACCTGTGACGAGAAGATTGTCGGCGCGCTTCGGGACAAAAAGGAAATATCTCAACTATTACTTGGTGATAAAATGTCGGAGTGGATATGAAATATGTATGGAAAACCCTACGGGCCATTTTCGGCCTTGCAATTCTTTTAATCCTGTTTGCTGCTACCATCGTTTTTGGAACGGTTGGTCTGGTATTGTTGCTGGCAACGTTGCTTGTGTTCGGTATTGGCGGAGTGCTGGTATTCACATTCTTCGTCTGGGCATCTATCGTCATTGATTTTCCGAAATACTATAAGGAAATGACCCGGAAGGGTGAGGAACTTGTGGAATCAACTGATGTAGAAGCTGCGGTTCAGGTTGATATTGAAGCTGGTAAGAAGTAATGCCCAAAGTATATGTCGTTCAACAACACTTAGCCCGGCAACCGGACGGTTCGTTTAAGCCCAAGCATGATATTAGTCCCGCGAAAAATTTCGGGGAAATAGTGTATGTGTTAGGTCCAAAGGCGAAGCCCTTCAACATGCACAAGGTCTTGCCGGATATTGAGTTGCGGTTGAAAAATTTTACCAGTGAAGATTATTTGATGCTCATTGGCAATCCGGCATTGATCGCTGCATGTGCAACTGTTGCTTGTAGAAATACGAACGGTAAAGTTCAGTTTCTACAGTGGAGTGGTTACTATAACGACTACTTGCCAATTGAATTAGATCTTTATGAAGACAGGAGATTCAAGTGAAATATTTTGAAAAATTGATAAACAAAAAGATTGATGAAACTGTCCTGGCATCGGAAAAATCGATGGATAAGATGTCCGCGTTAGCTGATGAGTTGGGCAATCAGACCGAAGCTCTTGTAGACGAGTTGAAAAAATGCCATAAGTTCATTGCTGAGATTGGCGCAATGGTTGATAACGATCTCGTCGAGCATGATGAAGTAGCGATTGCCCTGAAGAAGTATTACGGAATTTCCCTCTGGGAATAAATTTGAAAAAAAAATTACTTGACAAGCCGCGCATTACTCACTATATTGTCAACCAGATAAAGAAATGGAGATTTGAATGTCTGATGCACCACAAATACCGGATTACGGGAATTACCAGAAACCAAAAGATGAAGACCTGCTGGTTCGTATAGCTGAAACTGCAAAACTGCAAATTGAGGCTGAAGAAATTGTTCAGCGATGCGAACATGAGTTGAAGGAAGCCAAGCAACGGCTGAAATTCATTGATGAAACTCAGCTACCGGAATTGATGGTAGAGGCCCAGCAAAAGCGGTTGGTAACTGCTGATGGTATCCAAGTGGATTTGAAGGAAGACTTGTATGCCAGGGTAAAAGAGGATAAAAACGAAGAAGCAATGCAATGGCTTCGTGACAATAATTTGGCAGCAATCATCAAAAACGGCCTGACTATATACTTCGGCAAGAATGACGATGAATTTGCTGAAAGAGTCATTGAACTACTGAAAGGTTTTGAACGTCAAATTCCTTTCGAGCGAAAAGAAACGGTGCATTGGAGAGTTCTGGAAAATTCTCTGAACGAATTACTTGACGATAGCGACATTGAGGTTCCGAAAGATTTGTTTAATTACTATGAACGTAAGAAGACAAAGTTGAAAGTTTCCTCGAAGATATAAACGTTGGTGTGGGAGCCAATGACCTTGGAAAGTGCATAACGTATAATTAATCATTCATAATTAAGGAGTTACAAATGCCCAAGAAAGATGCAGTAGCAAAGGTGCCTGATCGCGAAGCAGCAATTGCCGGTTACGGTGCATATGCCCAGGACGGCATGACGATCACGAAAGACGAGATTGCGATTTCGTATTTAAGTCTTTTGCAATCCAACAGTCGCCAAACCAAACGTGACGGTGGTATTCCCGGAGCCCAGGAAGGTCATATCTTCCATGCCGGAACCGAAGAACTGTTTGACAAATTGACGTTGCAGTTTATCGCACGTCGCCATGCTTTTGTCGAATGGATTGATCGTGATTGCGATGGTGGCGGATTGGTGGCCGAATATGAACCGAATGACCCTTACGTCAAGAATGCCATTGCGAAGCATGGCAGCAAATTCGGCAAGATTCCGACCCGCGACGAAACATTCAAAGACAGCAATGGTGTTGAGAAATCGAAATACCATTTGGTCGAAACTTTCTACGTTTATGCCTATGTCATGAATGATGAAGGAACCGAGCAGATTGGAAACCCGGTGATCATCCCAATGCAGTCTTCGAAAATCACGCCTTATAAGAATTGGATCAACAGTCTGAATTCTTTCAAAGGTGCTGATCAAGTTCCGCCGTATGCGCACCGCACAGTGCTTTCGTCAGTTGTTCCGCCGAAGAAAGACTATTATGTCTACAAGTTCACTCCGTTGAACTATGATGCCAGTCGCAAATTGAGCGAGAACATCATCGCAAGCCTGATTCCGATGCCGCAGGGCGAAGCTCTGGTTGAAGCAGCCGAAACATTCTCGGGTTTCATCAAGGATGGACGTGTAACCGCTGACTTGAGCGATACACAAGGTGATGCTGATGCCGGTGATCCTACCGGTGGCGACGAAGTTCCGAAAGGAACCAAGGCACCATTCTAAACTGGACCTCCCCGTAGGCCCAACCAACGGCCCAGACCGTCAGCTTCCGATGTTTCAGGCGGTCTGGGTTCGTATTAATAATTAGAAAAGGCGAGGCAATGCAAAGGCAAACACCCATAATGACACCTGTATTTCAAGCACCTGTTTTATTGATGGATTATCTGTATCAGATAGCAGAATTGTTAGCTGATAATGAAGAACCGAAGTCTGTAACTGTTTCGCCTAAAGTATATCAATCCATGCGTTTTCACGGCTTGTTGGGAATGTCCGATCCTGATGAAAATTACCAGAAATCCTATGCCGAAAGATGGACCCTGGAAGGATTGCCGGTTATCGTTATGAGAAGCGATAAAGAATACGTTCTGACCGTTGAAAAGCAACCCTTGGGCACATAATGGCATTCGAATGGACAGCCCAGCAAGATAGGGCGCTTATGGAAGTTTCCAGGTGGATGAAGGAACCGAGGCAGCAAGTATTTAAGCTATTCGGATATGCCGGAACTGGAAAAACAACTCTTGCGCGACATTTTGCAGAGGGGATTGGTGGAGACGTATTGTTTGGTGCGTATACCGGAAAAGCCGCTGATGTAATGAGGAGCAAAGGCTGTGAAGGTGCCCAAACGATACACTCCATGATTTACCATACGTCTCAGATGAGCCGGAAATATCTGGTAGAGTTGCAAACCAAAAGACGTCATACTTATGAGGCATTTGCTGAAGATCCGGCCATTGCAATTCCAGGTGATCATCCCGAGGTCGTAGCCCTCGATAAGCAAATTGAGCTTGAAGAAGAAAAACTGAAAAATCTGAAGTTCAAGCTTAATCCCGAGGGACCGGCCAAGCATGCGGAATTGATCATTATCGACGAGGCAAGTTTCCTGGGCGAAAAGATCAGTCTTGATTTACTGAGTTACGGAACCAAGATGCTGATCCTGGGCGATGATGCACAGCTACCGCCTCCAAAAGGCCAGAGCTACTTTACAAGTCAGGACCCGGATGTTCAGCTAACGGAAATTACCAGACAGGCAAAAGATAGTCCCATTATTCACATGGCGACTAAAGTTCGTAAGAAAGAAAAACTGCCAATTGGGAAATACGGCAATTGCCGCGTAATTGCTCGTGAAGATATATTGCCGATGGATGTTATGGGCGCGGACCAAATGCTTGTTGGCACCCATAAACTGAGAATACCGACCAATGCCAGGATTCGAGAGCTAAAGCGCTATCCAGAGCAGACGCCTACAAAAGGCGATAAGATTGTATGCCTACGCAATGATGCAGAGGTTGGGCTTTATAACGGCGCTATTTGGTATGTGGATGAGCATCATAATGTAGATGGGGACACTTGCGCGTTATCGATCAGATCTGCTGATGGAGACAATTTCCAGGATGTGATTGCACACCGACATTATTTTGAGGAACGTTCTCAAGAGCTTAACTGGTATGATAAAATGGATGCCCAGGAATTTGATTTTGGGTATGCACTAACAGTTCATAAAGCCCAGGGATCTCAGTGGGATAGTGTAGTAGTATTTAACCAAGCTCATAAATTTCGACAGAATGCACATCGCTGGCTATATACCGGCATAACAAGAGCGGCCGAAGAGTTGATGGTCGTGGAGATGTAGAATGGATATTGTAAAAGCTACTATAACTATCATATATGAAGATTTGGCTATACTAGCAATGCGCCATTATCACGTTTCTCATATTGCTGTTGATAAAAAGACCTTCGCCAAATTGGGCGTTGCCGGTAAAATTCACTACATTAAAGGCATACCTCATTTTGACGGCGTTCGGATTGTATTAGCTGGCGTTAATAAAGAATTTATTCAAGTATGCAGTAAGGAACGTAAAGATGGCTAAGTCACTACAAACGTATCTCGAAATGCTGGCAGAGAATTCGCACAGAGAATTTGATGGGCGAGACAGCCTAAGTTTCAATTTCAGAGTGTTCAGAGAAATCGCTGCGGATCTGCCGGTGAGATTTAACGACTATCATAATTTCAATCCGTTCATCGTGTTGCCCAGAGCTTTGTTGATGTTCGAGCAGCTTGCAATTGATCTGTGGCCCATGATTCATAAGATGCAGCAAGGGGATTCATTTCAATGCTGCAATTTGGAAATCGATGGAGTGTTCTCTTCACTTGCGATGATTGATACCGGGTATCAAATCGATACCCATGTTCATTTTTTCGACGTGAATTGCAAGAGCCCGGAACTTGTGACTTTTCAACTGGCACTGACTTTTCTGCATAGAATGCTACCAAAGCCACTTCAGAGTCATCCTGGACAACATCTTCACGTTTATTCCGGCATTACAGTAGACCGTGACTGGGCAGTTCGAATAAAGCCCAGGGAGCCGGGCAAGTATCTGTTTGATGGTATTCAGCCATATCCTTTTTTGATGGGCGACAATTTCATTACTGAATGCGGACTTATCGGCAATGGCAATCTTCCGATGGGAATTAAATCACAATGGTTGCGGAGGGTAGCAATGCCGTTGCTATCTGCTGGCAGGCAGATGGAAAATAACATAGATTACGCTTTACAATTAGCAGCAGATATCGTCAGCGACGATTGGCGAGTTTGTGCACTTGCATATTTACAGCATAGGAAGGATTTAAAACAACATGGCTGAAGATAAAACAAACCCTCAAGCTGAAAATGAGGAAGTGGTTCGAGTCGGCACGAAGATTACGGAAGTGTTGCAAGAATCAAAGCTTGACGCATTGACCACATTAATTTTGCTGGCTCGAATTATTGCCATTATTATCATCCGGCAAGCCAAAAATAAGGATCAGATTTTCGAATTAGCTTCGTTCTTTGATAAAACTATGAGAAAAACGATTTTACAAGCTAAGAATGATTCAAATATTGATCCCAGAATTCCCCAGGCTTAATATGGGAATTGGTGAAACGATACTGTCAATTGCATTCATTGCACTTGGCGTCATGCAAATTTTCTTAATGCTAAAGGAAGCGTCGAAGTGACTGAAGGAACCCAGCTTATAATGTTCGCGCCGGAGTGTGCCTGGAAACTCCCGGAAATGGTAAATCTTCCTGATTGGGGTAAGGCTCAACGTATTGCAGTAGACGTTGAAACTTATGATCCTTATCTCAAGAAGTTTGGCCCCAGTGTAAGAAGAGGAGGTTACATTGTGGGCGTTTCATTTGCCATTGAGGATGGTCCCAAGCACTACCTTCCTTTCCGGCATAAAGGAGGGGACAATTTGGATGTGGAGATGTGCCTTGCTTACCTGCGAGATAATGCCGCACGATTCAAAGGCATAGTCGTTGGAGCAAATTTGTCTTACGATCTCGACTATCTCTGGGAAGAGGGCATATTCTTCCATCCAAATGCTACTTATGGCGACATTCAAATTGCTGATCCTTTAATATATGAATTGCACAACTCGTATAGCTTAGATAACATTGCAAAGCGCTGGGGATTTCCCGGAAAAGATGAAAGCATGCTTGAAAAAGCATTACGGGCATTCGGACTTAACGGCAAAGGCGATTTGTGGAAGCTCCCAGGGCGCTACGTAGGCGCTTATGCTGAAGCTGATGTAACGGAGCCATTAAAGGTTTTGCGCAAGCAGGAGCGACGCCTGGATGCCGAGGGACTGTGGGATATCTGGACTCTTGAGTCTAATGTGCTGCCTATCAATGTGAAATATCGTCGTCGTGGTGTTTTGGTAGATTTTGATCACGTTGACATGATCGAAGCGAAGTGCCTGAAAGAAGAACAAGAATGTGTTGATGTCATAAAGCATATTACCGGCTATACCATAGGCGTTGGCAATTTCATGAAAGCCGCTGCCTTAAAGCCAGTATTAGAATCAGTCGGTATAAAAGTGGGCATGACCGCAAAAGGATTGCCTAATATTGACCAGGAATTTCTGAAGTCAATCAAACATCCGGTAGCTGATGCGATGCTTCAGGCACGTAAGGTCAATAAGCGCAGGACTACGTTTGTCCATCAGGTTAGAGAACATGCTATCAACGGTCGGATTCACTGCACCTTACGTCAGATAGCCATGAGAAGCGCGTCAGGAGACGACCAGGGCGCTCGCTTTGGCCGAATGTCTTGTGTAATGCCAAACTTGCAACAGCAGCCAAATGACGCCGAATGGAGAGCGGTTTATATACCCGAGCATGGTGCAATTTGGGGTTGCAATGACTACAGTCAACAAGAGCCCAGATGGACGACCCATTTTGCGGCGATTACCGGTAAGCGTGGCGCTGAAGATGCTGCCAAAGCTTACCGGGAAGATCCAACACTGGATAACCATGACTTCATGACATATCTGGTATATGGAATCACTCGCCAAAATACTGATCGGGAGAAATACGAAAAGCTTCGTAAGAACGCCAAAATCATCTTCCTGGGCCTTTGCTACGGTATGGGCGGAGCGAAACTAGCTACCGGTTTGGGCTTACCCACTAGATGGACTTGGGCAGGTAAAAGAGGTAGTAAGTTTTTTGCTAACCGTGAAGATGCAAAATTGTATAGGGCCCAACAAGGATTCGGCCGAATTTGGCAATGTGCCGGGACAGAAGCCCAGGCTATCATCGATCAGTTTAACGACCGGGTTCCATACGTGAAAGAATTGGCGCACATGGTTAAGACCTATGCGTCTTCGAGAGGCTACATAACCACTGCCGGTGGCCGCAGATTGAATTTCCCGGAAGAAAATAACGGGGATTACGGATGGACCCATAAGGCACTTAATAGACTAATTCAGGGTTCATCAGGGGATCAGACTAAGCGAGCAATGGTAATGATCGATCAGATTTACCCAGATTACTTTATGCAGCTTCAGGTCCATGACGAATTGAACGGTTCATTTGAATCAGTTAAGCAGGCAAAAGAAGTTGCTCACATAATGCGGACTTGCATGGATGACTTAGATCCGGCACCACAAGTTCCGTTCAAAGTTGACACAGAATATGGTCCTAATTGGGGCGATTTGGAGGTTGCGGCATGATAGTGTGTGAAATCAACCATAAACAATTCGTAAAGGGAAATTGGGAAATTCAACTAATAGAGCGAGATCGAGAATACGAATACCATGAAATCAAAGTTATTGAACGTCCTATGTTAGCGGAACGATTTCAAGAGGGGGATTCTATAACATTATTACCTGATAGAACAGACATAGTTTTATGGACTCCTCGTGAATTTCCTTTAGCTTCTACAATTATTGCAATTGAACCTTTACCCAGTGAGGAATAGAATTATGATAATTACTCGAACACAATATCGCAAGTCCCATAAGCATAATTCCGGCATGAAAATATGGACCTTCGTCGAGTATCGTTTACTGGGAATTAAGGTTTATACGGCTCGTAAGCTGGATAAGGCTGATTATTTAAGGCCAACAGACTAATGGCTTCCCGTGCACCCGATCCCAGAATTGAAAATCTCATTACTGCACTTCGGGAAAGCAGGTCTGATGCTGAATACTATTACGGTTCTATGAATCCATATTCACTCTTTCGCATTTTAAAATCGATATTTATACGGGCCGAGCCTTTATTTAAGGACGGTCACGTTATAACTGAAATTCGTGGTTATCATTATGACATTACCGGCCGAATATCCAATGACGGCTACAGGAGATTAAACGATGGTTAGACTTTATGAATTAACTGACGGTAACGTGAGTTGCATGGTAGCAATGGATATGAATTGCCACCTTGATAATCTCAATAGCCCTTTACAAATAGAAGCGGTTAGCGAGTATTTTGGCGAAGAACTTAACAATGTAGAATACATGCAAGTCTACCCTAATCTTAAAAGGGCTCAGGAAATCAGGGATATTTGTTTTGATGGCGCTGCTACTGTCTCACTAACATTGGAACAATGGTCTGCATTGCTTTCTTCTTTCAAAGTTAAGAACGTGATCATTTCCCAATCTGAATACTAATGGCCGAGCTTGGCAAAAACGGGACCCGGCAACATATTCTCAGTCTCCTCAAAGGTTTTCATGCAATGCCGGTTGAAAATCCGGCCCGTCCTGGCACACCAGATGTTGAATGCACCTTGGGCTGGATGGAACTTAAATACCTGGAACGTTGGCCGGTAAGAAATGGAATTGTTCAATGCAAGCATTTCACTCCACAGCAAAAAGTTTGGCTGAAAAAGCGATGGCGGCATAATAAAGGGGCATGGCTCATTTTGCAAGTAGCAAATGAATGGCTTGTGTTCGATGGCGAAACTGCCGCTAATCATTTTGGAAAAGAAGATAAAGCTTGGCTTATTGACAATTCATTACTATATTGTCAGTCTAAAATAACCTCAGAGGAGCTTGTTGAATGTTTAACATCACAGAATTAACTCTCGGCGATAAGCTATTTTTATGGCGTCGTCGCATGGGATTCTCCCAAGATGCCGTAGCAGCGCGCTTTGAAGTATGCTCATCTACGTATCGTCTCTGGGAAAAGGACCGTATGAAGCCCAAAGGTAAAGTAGATGTCCGTGTAAATATAGAGGATGTCACTGAACCGGAATTTTGCGCTTTAATTCGCCGTAAACATGGCGTTACACAAGGGCAACTTGCCAAAGAACTTGATGTATCCCGGCAATGGGTCAACTACATGGAGTTCGGCAAAGAAAAACACGACAGATTGGTGAAGTATTGGAACAATAAAATTTGAAAAATAGGGCGTTATGGCAAAAGGAAACAACAAGGATGCTATCGCATTTCTTAAGCAGCATGCCCCGGATGGGTTATGGGTATTAACAGCGATTCGGCCGGATGAAAACTACAAAATAGAAACCCGCACATTCGACATACATACCGAGGATAAGTGTCTCGAATGGTTAAAGACTCGCAACGGTAAAGACAATATCTACTTTTCCATCAACCAGCCTGAAAACCGGATGTCCAAAAAGGCTGAACGTGCTGATATTGCTCGGATGGAATGGATACATGTTGATGTGGACCCTCGGGCCCGAGAAGATATCAAGTCCGAGCAAAGACGGATCAAAAAGTTGCTGACTACTGATTTACCGGAAGGATTGCCCAAACCAACATGGGTGATTTTCTCGGGTGGTGGATACCAAGCAGCATGGAGATTAGCAAATGCTATCGAGGTTAACGGAGACACAGAAAAAATTGATGAGGCAACTCGATATAACCAGCAGATCGAAATCCTACTGGGCGGCGACAGTTGCCACAACATCGACCGTATCTTCAGGCTCCCTGGCACTGTCAATCTCCCAAATAGCAAAAAGCGCGAAGCTGGGAGAATTCCTACTGCTGCAAAAGTAGTATATTTTGACGACACGCGCTATCCTGTGCAATTATTCACAAAGTCTCAGCCTATTCAAATGGCTAATGAGATAACTCACAGGTCAACTGCCCAGGTCAATGTGCCTACTACTGACGTAGTTCGTTACGAAGACTTGGAATTTCTTGACCAGTATCGAGTGCCGGACAGGGTAAAAGTTGTAATTGCTCAGGGACGGGACCCTGAGAGGCCGTTAGAGGGCAAAAGGGGTGATCAGAGTGGTTCGGCATGGCTGTTCTATGCTTGCGTCCAAATGGCGCGCTGCAAGGTGCCTGACGACATCATTTTCTCACTGATCACTGACTCCGGTTGGGCAATTAGCAAGCATGTGCTTAAAGCTGGCAGAAATGCCCATAAAACTGCTATCAGACAAATAGCCCGAGCTAAAGAAGCTGCGGTTGATCCGAATCTCTGTATGATGAACGATAAGCATGCCGTTATCGGTAACTATCACGGTCGCTGTGTCGTTATTGAGGAAATTGAAGATCCGGTTCTTAGTCGTTCGAAACTGGAATTTCAAAGCTTCGATGCTATCAAGCAGCGTTACTGCAATCAACGTGTGCAAATCGGCAAAGATAAAGACGACAATCCGGTTTACCAGGAACTTGGTAAATGGTGGATTTACCATCAGCATCGCCGTCAATACGAGCACGTAACCTTCGCTCCTGGGCGAGAGACAAATGGCATTTACAATCTTTGGCGTGGCTTTTCATATGAGTCAGTTCCAGGTGATTGCAGTATCTATTTAGATCACGTCAAGCGCAATGTCTGCAATGGCGATGAAGAGGTCTATGAATACGTGCTGAACTGGATGGCTCGAACAGTGCAATTCCCCGCTACTTCTGGGCAAGTTGCTATTGTTGTGCGCGGTGAAAAAGGAACCGGAAAAAGCAAATTCGCTGAAGTATTCGGGGCCTTGTTTGGTAGGCATTTTATACCGTTATCGAATCCGGCTCACTTGGTAGGTAGTTTCAATATCCATTTGAGAGATGCCGTAGTGGTATTTGCTGATGAGGCATTCTTTGCAGGCGATAAACGTCATACGAATGTTCTTAAGCACCTTATCACGGGCCCAGAGATGGCCGTAACGCCCAAAGGGGTAGATACGGGCTTCTCAGCGAATTTTGTGCATCTTATCATGGCTTCTAATGAGTCACACGTTATTCCGGCATCGGGCAACGAACGTAGATTCTTGATGCTTGAAGTTGGCAATCAAAACATGGAAGATTTTGAATTTTTCAGTGCTCTTGACAAGCAAATGGATAACGGAGGATTCGAGGGGCTATTGCATATGCTAATGACCCGAGACATCAGTAACTTCTTAGTTCAGAAAGTGCCCAGGACGGCAGCGCTCCATCAGCAGAAGCTACATGGGCTTAATCCTACCCAACAATGGTGGATTCAAGTGCTTGAGAATGGCGCTGTTGGCGACGACAGTTCATGGCAAAGTGAAGTATTTACTGAAGCTATTTTCGAAGATTATATTGACTATTGCAACACCATGAGAATCACACATCGGCAAAGTCCAACTCAGATTGGCATATTCTTGAATGAATACTGCCCTGGAATTGTTGGGGCCGGTAAGAAGATCAGGCAAGTCGAAATAATGGGCGAAGACGGCATGACCGGCTATGTTCAGAAGCGTAAGAAATTTTACAGGATGCCAAGCCTGGAAACGTGCCGTGAGCGCTGGGAAGAATTGGTAGGTGACTATGAGTGGCAATAAGAAAATCTATACAGTGCATCAGGCAGGGAACCTCAGAACTACTGAGCTACACCTGTCTGTATGCCCTTGCTGTAAAAGAACGGCTAATGTTCAGGTTCGCCGTCGTAACACTCAGTATGCCAATGACGAGGCCAACTGGCTATTGTCCTGTAATGATTGCTTTATTGAAGATTGTGAGCAGTGGGAAGAACGTTGGCATGAGTTACTTTCAAGTATTTATTAAAAAGTGAATTTTTTACTTGACTTATCGATGAGGGTGTCGTATATTGTAAGGGATGATTGAATAACACAAGGGAATGTGTGATGAAGAAATGGAGATTCTTAATCCGAGTTTGTAGTTATTGTTGGTTGCGAAAGTTTCAAGGGTTTACACGAAGCGTAGCGTTCGGAATGACCCATACTATCTGTGACCACTGTATGAAAAAAGGTAAGCATTTGAAATAATTGGGGCTGTTGCCAGTTGGTTGGCGACCCTTTACCGGAACCCTTGTTAGTTGCAGCTATGACTATTGTTGTAGGTAACTGAACGGGAAAAGGTTATCTTTGGTTCGATTCCAAACAGCCCCGCAAAAATGCGGCTTGTAGCTCAGTTGGTAGAGCAACGTAATTTTCCCTGAGCAATCCCTTGTCCCTTGAGGACTGAAGTTTTAGGGTTATCGCATTGAACGCCGTAGGTCGTGGGTTCGAGTCCCACCAAGTCGCCTAAAAGATCATTGAAACATGCTGTCTGTAGCTCAATTGGCAGAGCGCTAAAAACCCGTTTTTAGCCAACTTGTTCCGTAGGGGACTGATTTAAAAATGGTTATCGACTTCTAATCGAGAGGTTGCAGGTTCGAGTCCTGTCAGACAGCCAATATTGCGGGATGTTAGCAGTGGTAGCTAGTTGGCCTCATAAGCCAAAGGTCGCGGGTTCAAATCCCGCTCCCGCAACAAAACGAAGTTTATCAGTAGCGGACGTTCCATGTAAAATACTAGTTAAGGAGCAGTCAGACTGAAAAAGGTTCAAGTTGATCGACTGGATTTGCCTATGGCACAATGGATGCCTTGGCTGGCTTCGTAATAATAGCCGAGTGGTGGAATTGGCAGACACGGCACCTCAAAAAGTCTTTTGCCAAACCCTTGTTTCCAAACACTGCTTCTGGAAACTGAAGGTTGAAGGTTATCGGAAAAGTGCTGGACCGTAAAAAGTCCTTGCAGGTTCAAATCCTGCCTCGGCTACAATTGAAATAATGCTGGACTGAAGCATCAGGGTTATCATTCGGAGATAAAAGTCCTGAACGCAATATCTTGTTCGGCAGCTATATAAGAGAACGGACTGAAGCATATCGGTTATCTTAGACTATTCCTCTAAACGAGTCCGAAACGCAATACCTTGTTCGTTCTAATCCTTTACCCCATTACTTGCTCTTAGGAGGGCTGAATCATGAGTAATACTTTCAAGAATCTTGCCGGTCACGGTAAGAGAGTTACACCCCAGACAGAACCAATCGTAGGTCGTGAAAGCGATATGGCTCAAAATAACGCAGGAGGTTTTACCTTCCAGGTTGGCGACTTTGAGCAACTTCGCAGATTCCTAATCCTGGGATCGGATGGCGGAACTTACTACGCCGGTCAACGTGCCCACACTTATCAAAATATTGCCTGCTTGCAGCGCTGCATTGCTGAAGATGGCAAGGCCACTGTTGATCTGATCGTTGAAATTTCGAAAGCGGGTCGTGCCCCGAAAAATGATCCGGCCATTTATGCACTGGCAGCATGCGCTTCAGCAAACGACTTGGAAACTCGTCAATATGCACTGGCGCATTTGAATTCTGTCTGCCGTATCGGAACGCACTTGTTCCACTTCAACGCATTCCTGAAAGGTATGCGTGGCCGATCAAAGGCTGTTAACCGTGCTGTTGAAGGTTGGTATACTGCTCGGGACTACAACTCACTGGCATACCAATTGGTGAAATACCAGCAACGTGACGGTTGGAGCCATCGGGATCTTTTACGGTTGGTTAAGCCCAAAACCGATGATCCGGTTGTGAGCGCAATGTATGCCTGGGCGGTAGGTAAAGAGTATGATGCCTCACTGTTGCCCAACGTAATTAAGGGCTACGAAACTGCCAAGGGCGAAAGCACAACTCCATCGGCTTATGTGGTTAAAGAGTATGGCTTAACTCGTGAAATGCTGCCAACTCACTGGCTAAACGATGTCGGTATCTGGGAAGCTCTACTGGAAAATATGCCTGTAGGTGCATTGATTCGTAACCTGGGCAAAATGACTTCCATTGGAGTAATCAAGCCCTTGTCAACTGGTTTAGGTCATGTCCTGAATAAGCTGGGCAGCGAAAGCATCTTGAAACGTGCTCGCGTCCATCCGATTCAATTACTGACAGCCCTGGCAACGTATCGTTCCGGCAGCGGTTTCCGTGGATCTTTAACGTGGAATCCGGTTCCACAAGTAACAAGTGCCCTGGAAGATGCTTTCTACAAGTCATTCGATAATGTAGAGTCCACAGGGAAGCGCTGGTTGCTGGGCCTTGATGTATCTGGCTCAATGTCATTCAGCGGCCATGTTGGATCTTTGAACTTAACGCCCAGAGAACTTAGCGGGGCAATGGCAATGGTTACTGCTCGTTCGGAATCTCAGTATCACTTCATGGGATTCTGTGACAAATTTGTTCCATTGGACATTACTGCTAACGACTCAATTCAATCGGTGCTTGGTAAGATCAGCAACTTACCTTTTGGTAGAACTGATTGCTCCTTACCGATGGTATGGGCCTTGAAAAACAAAGTTGAAGTTGACGCCTTTGTGATCTATACTGACAATGAAACATATGCAGGTGCAATTCATCCTGCCCAAGCATTGCATCAATATCGCCAGAAAATGGGTATCGATGCCAAGCTGATCGTTGTCGGAATGACTGCTACCAAATTCACAATTGCCGATCCGCAAGATCCCGGTATGCTGGACATGGTAGGGTTCGATACTTCAGCGCCAAATCTGATGGCTGAGTTCGTCAAATAGGTTCTGCGATAGGGCAGCGGTTGATACGCCGCTGCCTGTTCGAGGCAGGGCCTTGTATCTGGTCTTCCTGGTAGCTCATGCGGACATAGAGCGCGTATTTATACGAGGTTCCCAGGTTCGAATCCTGGACAGGAAGCAAATTTAGAAATGGAGAGCATTATGCACCAATCGAGTTTAGTAGTTGACAGAGAACAGTATAACCGTTTTGTAGAATTGATGCCGGAACTTACTGGCTCTGAAGTATATTTCTTGTCGTTGTCCGCAAGATCTAAGTATCTGACTGATGACGAGCGTGAAAAATACAAGCTAACCGGAGCCGAAATGTTCAGTCGGCAAACAGCATTTGATAAGCCTGGGCTTGAATACGCTCTCGTAAAAATGGAAGCGGAACTTGGTTACAAGAGAACGAAATCCGGCCAAGAATTTCCGGCTCATGCTCTGGTTGTTTATGTGAATGTAAATCCAAGTTCACTGCCCAAGGCATACGGTAAATTTATGTCGCAAATGGCTAAGATTCAGCTTGAAGCCTTTGAAACGGCCATTACCGGTAAGGAACCTGACTTTAAAGGATTCCATAACATGCCCAGGAAGATTCTCAGTGCGATTCAAGCAGCAAAGTCTCGTCGGATCTGGGTAGATATCGATATTGATCTGGGCAGTGCCAAGGGTGATCAACAAGTGTTATTTGAAATCAAGGGGATCTTTGACGAGGAAATTATCATTCAAACTCGTTCTGGTTTCCATGCTTTAGTTGCCAAAGAACGTGCTGGCAATTACTCAAGAGTTGTTAAAATGATTAACCATAGGCTCTCAGAGTTTGGTGGTGAATGTCAGTATAACAGCAATGCAATGGTTCCTATGCCTGGAACCGTGCAGGGCGGAAGTTTAGTAAAATTTATTGACTGAAAGGAACATTAATGGCACTACATCGTTATGAAGATTACCGGCCAAAAACCATTGGCAAGTATATCATCGAAAAGGCCAATATCATTTTAGCTGATTGGCATTCTCAAGGTTATGACTTGACAGTCCGACAACTGTATTACCAATTTGTCGCGAGAGATTGGTTCCCAGGCTCTTGGGTTGATCCGGCAACTGGTTCGACCAATAACCAAAAGTCTTACGAAAAGATGGGGCGAATTGTTAGCCGTGCACGTAAGGCCGGTATGATCGACTGGAAGTATCTTGTTGACCTTGGCAGAGTTCCGAAGAAAGCCGGGGAATGGGACAATATCACAGACTTGGTAGAAACTGCTATCAGAGCATACCGGAAGGATCGCTGGGTAGGTCAGCAATACCATGTGGAAGTAGCTGCTGAGAAAGACGCTGCAACGAGCATTGTCAATCCCATCGCGCATAAGTGGCACATTGCCTACACTGCCAATAAGGGCTATACAAGTTCATCGGCAATGTATCAAATGGCCCAGAGAATGCGAGAAGCGGCAGCGATATTTGACAAGATTCCGGTATTAATTTATGTCGGCGACCATGACCCGAGCGGATGCCATATGTCAGTTGATTTGGCAGATCGTATGCGGGAAATGTTTGGTGAGCAACAGTCTTTGAATGACTGGCATGGTGGATTTGAGTATGATGATATGCCCTATGCACTGAATAATATGATTGTTGACCGTGTTGCACTGAACATGGATCAAATTCAACAATACGAACCGCCAGTGAATCCGGTCAAAGATACAGACAGCCGGAGTCCGGCATATGTAGCCGAGCACGGAGAGGATTGCTGGGAGCTTGACGCCTTGCGGCCGGATGTGTTGACGGACCTTGTTGAGACAGCAATTTTAAAATACCTTGACAAAGGGAAGTTTGAAGCCGTTATTAAAGAAGAGGTTGAAGATAAAAAGCGTCTCGAAGAGTTGCTTGAAAAGTTCTAAGAAATAAATGGCCCAGAAGAGGCTATAAAAACATGTGATGCACTTACTTGTTTACCCTCTTCTGGGCAGACTTGGGGCCTTAGCTCAGTGGCAGAGCGGCGCTTTTGCATGGCGTTGGTCGAGAGTTCGAGTCTCTCAGGCTCCACAAGTTAGATGCTGTGACCGAGTGGCTAGGTGTAAGCCTGCAAAGCTTATTCACGTCGGTTCGAATCCGACCGGCATCTCAATCTCAAGGGTGCAATTCCCGTAACACCGAGTAGGTGTGCGAGACTGGGCAGCGGACAATCTTTCGATTGTTGGGCGCTAATCCAACATGGCTATTAGAATGTTCATGACATCCGGTAACAAGGTTGCTGCTCCACCTTAGATTCCGTAGCTCAGAGGCCAGAGCGGGTGGCTGTTAACCACTTAGTCGTAGGTTCGAATCCTACCGGAATCTCAATGAGATAAGAAGTGCAAAGCGGCTTTACCCAGGGTTCGATTCCCTGCTTATCTCAAACATGTTCCTGAAGGCAGATGGCGAGCCGCTTGGCTTTCACCCAAGTGTTAGTGGGTTCAATTCCCACCAGGAATACAATGTCGTAAGTGAGCCAATACCGGTTAAAGCTTGCTGGGGAAAAGGGCCTTTTGACAACCTAGACAAATTACTGCAACGCCCTTTTTGCAGTAAAATTTCGCCTCAATAGCTCAGTGGATTTAGAGCGGCTGTCTTGTAAACAGCGGGTCGGGGGTTCGAATCCCTCTTGAGGCTCAATGAGCGTGACGGTAAAGGAGATGTGGTGCCCTTACACCGTGATCAGCGCTACGCTCGGCACCCAATGGTAACGATTGGTCCGGCTTTAGGGAACGTTCCGAGGTAATTCCCGGCACCCTTACAAGGTTCAAATCCTTGCAATCGTTCAACGCCTTAGTAGCTCAACGGACAAGAGCGTCTGGCTTCCACCCAGGGGATAAGGGTTCGATTCCCTTCTAAGGCTCAAATAACATAGGCCCATAGCTCAGTCTGGTCAGAGTAGGGGACTCCAAATCCCTTTGTCGAGGGTTCGAATCCTTCTGGGTCTGCAAATGCGTCTGAGGCATACTGTTGGTTCTGTAGCGGCAGGCTGTAAACCTGTTCCCTTCGGGTGAAGATCGTTGGTTCGATTCCAACCGGGCGCACAAAGTTTTACCTAAACACGCGGTGTTAGCATAGCGGATTATGCACCACCCTGTCACGGTGGAGGACGCGGGTTCGAGTCCCGTGCATCGCGCAAAATGTTCTTCCTCGTAGCTCAGTGGACAGAGCATCGGGTTTCTACCCCGAGTGTCGCGGGTTCGAATCCTGCCGAGGAAACAAATAACTTGACATTACAATGAGGAAGTATTATATTATGAAAGAACCTGAGAAGATCATTGCTCCATAGCTCAATGGCTAGAGCATCCGGCTTTTAACCGGGAGGTTCTAGGTTCGAGTCCCAGTGGGGCAACAACTATTTTATTTCAGCCTATGGGCCAGTTGGCCGTGGCCGTCTGGTTTGGGACCAGAAGATCGAAGGTTCGAATCCTTCTAGGCTGACAAAAGAGTGCTGCTTTCAACATTGCAAGCGGACAAAGGTGAATGGGCATGTAGCTCACACAACGCTGAGTTCCACTTGAAGCTGGAAGCCGTTCTTACTGAGGAGATCGCAGCACTCTTATATGTGGCTCTAGCTGAGACGGTTTAGCGCCGGAGTGAAGTCCCGGAGCAGGTGGGTTCGATTCCCACGGGTCACACAAATACAGGCACGACGGGGATGCCTATCTGAAAGTGCGTTTAGGCTTTACTCTGATCAAGTATAGGTCAAGTGCTACCCCGGATATGGCGGTATGGTGGAATTGGTATACGCAGTGGTTTTAGAAACCACCGGGCTAGTCCCATGTAGGTTCGAGTCCTACTACCGCTACAATAAGCGCCTGGGAACGTGATGGAACTGGTATACATAGCAGACTTAAAATCTGTGGGCCCTGTGCCGTGCGGGTTCGAGTCCCGCCGTTCCTACTAAAATATAGAGGGTGCCGCGCTATGGTGCGCAAGCGGTCTTGAAAACCGTTGGGGTCGGAAACGGCAGGGGTTCGAATCCTCCACCCTCTGCAACATTCCCTTGTAGCTCAGTGGAATTAGAGCAATGCGCTACGAACGCATGTGTCGGGAGTTCGAATCTCTCCAAGGGAACAAATTATGAATAGAAAACAAAAAGTCTCAGTAAGGCAAGAATTAGGTAAGCTAATTGCCAGCCACAGAAAACTATGTGGTTTGACCCAAAAGAAGTTGGCGGAGTTAGTCGGAGAACAACGAGATTACATACGCCAATTAGAAAGAGGTGCAATAAAGCGACCTGATGTTTTTGTCATGCAACAATTAGCCAGAAGATTTGGAGTGACAGTTAATCACTTGCTATTAAAAAGTTTGATTAATTCAAGAAATAACTGACCCATAATTCAGTCGGTAGAATACCCCGCTCATAACGGGACAGTCGCAGGTTCGAGCCCTGCTGGGTCAACGCAACATTCCTCTGTAGCTTAGTCTGGTTCAAAGCGCTGGCCTTACAAGTCAGATATCGTAGGTTCGAATCCTACCGGGGGAACAAGATTATACCATAAAGGATATGCAATGCAAGAATTGGTTTGGTTTTTATCAGGGTTAGGAATATTAGTGTTTCTTATTGCAATTATATTGAATTGGGACCGCTATAATGCTAAAACCTCAATACCAGCTATTGAAAAAATGGACAGGGTTGAGGAAATCTTGACAGATGGCAAGGGACTATTTGACTTTTTAGCGGAGCAATCTTGCAACTCACAAGAGCTTATCGTAGGTAGTTGGTGGATACGGCAATTGGAGCACAAAAACATGATTGACTATATAGACAATTGCCGATTGTTTTTGGGAAAAAGAATAACTTTATCAAGTGAATTGGACGAATACGAAATCCAATTCACTTGATAAGATAATTGACCCATAACTCAGTCTGGTAGAGTAGCATCCTGATACGGTGCCGGTCATAGGTTCAAATCCTATTGGGTCAACTAACATTGGTGAATGAACACGTATGGTGAGTGTAGCTTAGTGGCCGAAAGCACTGCGCTGTGACCGCAGGGAGCGCGGGTTCGAATCCCGTCATTCGCCCAACGGAAGGTTGGCAGAATTGGTATTGCAGCGCCCTGCTAAGGCGTAGGCCCTTTGTGGTCTAGGGGTTCGAGTCCCTTACCTTCCGCAACATACTGCCGGGTGGCGAAATTGGACAAACGCACTTGATTTTGAGTCAAGATATTATGGGTTCGAGTCCCATCCCGGTTGCAAGATTATTTTTTGATTTAATGCTTGACAATTCGATGAGGATGTATTATACTTATCGAAACGTTAACGAAAGGACAAATTATCATGAGTAAAGATTTAGCGACTACTGGACAAACATCGCCGGACAATGGTCGGTTTCGACCTGACAGCAGAACAGTTTATGTTTATCACCATGACGTGGATATTGCCACAGCCCGTGCTGTATATCGTCGTCTGAAAAGCGAGAACATTGCTGCTTTCCTACCCTCAGTTGATATCCTGGGCGGTATGCCGGAAAATCTAGCCAAGCAATTTGCTATTGACAAATCAGCCTTGGTAGTAATGCTGTTTTCAGCGGAAATGGAGAAACTACCACTTGACAAGGCAGCGGTTCACATTGCCACTACTGTAGCAAATTTGCAGGAACATCAGGTATTCGTTATTCCAGTATTAATCAACCATACGGAAATTCCGGCACAGTTTGGCAAGCCGATCAATTTATCGAGCCCAGGTGGGTTCGAACGGATTCTGAAAAGTATTCGTTTCTTTTTGGGGGTAAGTTAACATGGCAAGAGTTCATACGCAAACGGCGCGAAAAGATTACCCGGCAGATGGCATTTGCAAAGGGGATGTTTACTACAAATGGACGTTGCGACAAGCCAGGGTTGGTAGGGGTCAGTTATTTCGAAGCAAAACCTATCCCAAGCCGTGGCAGCTAACACTGTCTCCATTCAAACAGGAGATGCTGAAACTAAACTACGACATTGAATCAATCGGTTTAGATTCCTTTGATGAATCCTACCTGGAAGAAATTCGCTCTCGGGTAGAAGATTTGATGGGAGAAGTTGAAGAGGCTCTGTATCAATTGCCGGAATCACTTCAGGATTCTCACATGTTGGCAGAAAGATATGCCGAAATGGAAAATTGGTATTCGGAATTGGAATATATTGATATCGATGATGAAATGGGCGACGATGAAAAAGAAGATATGTTCCACCAATTCCAAGCCTGCGTTTACGAAGGAGAGTAATTAATGTTCACGAAAAGAGAAGAAGCAAATTTTCTAAGGGGTCGCGACCGAAACGCACCGGAAGTCAGAAGAGTTCTATACTGGCAGGGGAAAGAGATGCAGCGAAAAGACGCCTGGGAAAAAGCACGTAAGGCTAAGGGCGGAATGCCGGAGAATATTGTTAAATGCGATCAGGGCCCAGGAGCTATCCAAAGGCGTATTGTTGCAAAACTTACTGAAAGTGTCGGCGATCAAGTTTATGGATTACCAGATACCACGTCAAATGCTATTAGCATTTGTAACAACAATGTTCTTTATGCAGACCGCCATAGCTGTGAAATTATTCGCAAGCATTTCAGCATTGCTAAAAACAAACCTCTGTATTTTTTGGGTATGCGAGTCTTTGTAGACAAAACCGTTCCCTATCGGAATTGCTCAATACGAATTGGATAAAAGCTGAACGGGAATGCCGGTTTCAAACAAACAAATCATAAAATCGAAATATGGTTCCCTAACATTACCGGCATTCCCGCAAAGCATTCAGGAGGATTATTATGGCAGGCACAAAAACGTTCAGAGTGCAAATTATCGAAGGTGGTGCAGTTCGTAAAACGATTATCGATTATGGCACCAGCAAGACAGCGGTAAAAGCAACATACGTCCTGGCTCCGGGTCAAAGTATTAAGATTACGGAAATCAAGCCGAAAAAAGAAGAGAAGTAGTTGCAAACTTTCAACTTATGAATTATATTACACGATGAAAACGAATAGATCAAATTGCCTAATGTGTAATGGCGAAGCGCCGATTTGTTTTGAATGTGGTCGCGGCCTATGGCTTTTGGTCGTGTTAATAATCTTTTGTGTATGAGGCGTCAATGAGCAAATTCCTTACGTTGGTATCGGTCGAATCAAATCACGGCAATGCTGTATGGCACGGCGAAGCTACTGAAGATAATTTCAAATCAATGATGAAACTGATTGAAAATGGTGGACTCTGCACCTTCAAGGTTAAAGTTAGTGAAAGGCAGCTTGCAGCCGGTCATGCCCCTTTTCCTGAAGACGCAAAGCCCAGGGCTAGACGCTCTCGTAGGGAAACTGCTACTGACGCAGAAGAATAAATTTGGCCTGTCCTGCCAATACCCGCAAATCTTCAACTGTTCCATGATTGCGGTCCTTTCGTATCCCGGTCCTTTTGGGCTGGGATATTTTTTTGAAATATCACTTGACAAATGGATGAGGGTTTATTATATTGCACTTACTGGTTGGAATTAGGGGATTAATGAAAATCGGTATGGAGTCACTGTAAAGTGACTCCATTTAATTCTCAGAAATGGAGAGGTATTTCGTCTTAAGGGAGCAGTAGTGGATTTTATAGCCATAGCAGGAGGCTTAGCAGTCGTTGGGCCCGTATTCGCTTTAGTAATGGCAGCAGCCAAATCAGTGCAGAGACAAGACGAAATTAAATACAAGGAAATGATAGTTAACGGTTTCCTAGATTACTTGGATGAAGATTATGATAATGTATAGCATACTCGGGACATTTTTCTACCTGCTGGCAATTTACCTTTGGGCATTATCAGCCATTTATACCGAAAGGCGTAACGACAGGGCCTATCCCTGGCTTAGGCGCGTTCTCGTGCGTCCGGGCCTCTATCCGTCCATTAACTGGTTTTCGTTCGCTACAACGGCTATCAGCGGCGTTATTTTTGGCGAAATGATTGTTCAGTATCAAGCCTATTACCTCATCCGACCGATTACCCTGGGATATTTCCTGGGCTATCCATTATTTTCATGGTTGAACCACTATGGACTGATGAAGTATAAAGACCAGTGGAACTGGCGAAAACTCCGCTGGGAAACGCCCAAACTTTACATTGGAACTGTTGCACCTGAATCAATTATATATGACCTTCCTGAAATTCCAGGATTTCCTGAAGATATTACCATCCCCAAATTAGATTGGGGCAAGGAATTAGATATTGCCCTGGCTTCAAACAAACCTCCTGTTATTGGATATGACCTTAATGAAAAAATGGCAGAAGAGGTAACGGCTAATTGGCGCGGATGGAGAGTTGAAAACAAACTACCTCTGTTTCGTGTCGGGGATAAATACGACGCATGCAGCGGAATTAAAGGAACTATTGTTGCCTACGAACCTAACGGCCGTTGGGCAATGGTTGATACCCAATCTGGATTTGAGCTTATCGAAATTGACCTTGTTGTGCCAGCCGAATTACATGATGTTGATTTAATTTCTTGCGGTGAGTTCAATCTTGGAACACTTTGTATTAACATCAAAGGATACAAATACGAATCGGTTATCTATCGCGTAACAAAAGATAGCCCACATAAGCAATCATGCAACCTCTGCGATCATTATAACGAAATCTACACACAATCCGATGTGCAATACGGGAAACTAGACGTGATTGCTCTCAGTGCGGCACATTGGAGCAGAATGGCGGAGTTAATTGATGCTCTTGAATAAACTTGAAAATCAGGAAGGGCCCAGTCGCTTTAATGTAGTTAGGTATAGTAAAAAGCCCAGGGGATTCGCATGGGTTTTGTGCAGCGCAAACGGGCATGCTATACTTGAATCTATCAGGCTATACAGCCGAAATGATAATTGCAAAAGGTCTGCTCAGGCATTGAAATATGCCGTGCTTCAAGGCAGATTCGAAATTGAAACCTTGGGCAAGAAGGGACATTATGTTGCTCTCTACTCTGCGAATGGAAAATCGCTGGGAATTAGTAACGTCTTCAGCCGAAAAGATTCAGCCCTTCGAGCAATAAGAAGAATCAAAGCTGCCGTAGGCAGAACTGAAAAATTTACAGAAAAACCATTTACCGAAAGGAAAGAATAATGACAAAGCAAGAAGCACTGAACAAATTAAAAGCCTCGAAAAACCATGACGAATGGAATCAAACGGTGGATGCAGTAAAAGCCGCTAACAACGGCCAATACCCTGATTGGTGGTTTCCCGAAGTTATCCAGACAAATCTGGCAAACAAAACTTTTGGTCCGGGTGCCGATGGTATTAAGGTAAGTGCTTTTTAGCAATGCCGAAATCGGTTAGCGACGAAATAGCCGAAGTGCTGCATGATCTCGCTAGACATAAAATGGGCATGACCTGTTTTCGAGAGATTACAGGAATTGCCATTGAAGATCCGATAAAAGCACTGCAACATGCAGCATTAGAAATGGAGAAAGCAAGAGAAACAATTCACAATTTACGTTCTGCTATATCCTTGGCCGGAGTCCAACGTGGATACCGGCCAATGGAGCCTGGGCAGGACCCTATTGAATACCTGAAAGGAAAGTATCATGGGAGAATTCGCATGGATTCAGATACCGATGTTTGAACCGGTATACAGCGGAATGAAAACAATGGGCAGTTTAATATTGCCGGATCATTTATTGCACGAGGAGGCAGTAGAAAAAGAGCCCCACATCACAGTGCTTTATGGGATACATCCCGGCAGTGATTCTGAGCCCAGCTACAAATATTTGCAGGGGTTTTCTCAACTTGTTAAAGATCGATTCCCAATTACCGTTCGAGAGCTACAGGTATTTGCAAATGCTGATTACGACGTTCTGTCTCTCCGTATGGAATCCCCAAAGCTAATGGCTTGGAACAAAGAATTGGTTAACATCCTGGAATACGACAATCGGTTAACGCAGACTTACCCGGAATACAAACCTCATGCTACCATTGCAATCCTTAAACCGGGATTTGGTCAATCTTATGTAGAGGGTTTGCGAAACAGATTGAATGGCGTTACCTTCCAAGCCGAGGGCTCCGAGTATTGTGAGCCGGACAAAGAGAAACGGACTCATTGGTTCTTCTAAAACTTTTCTAAAATAATGCTTGACAAAACAGTGAGTGTGTATTATCTTAACTTAAAAGTTAACGAAATGGAGATTTGAAATGACAAGATTGAAATTAGGTTTGACAGTTGTAGGGGGCTTGATTGCACTATTATCATTGGTCCTGGGACTTCGATTAGCTGGTATCGGAATTTTTGCTGTTACCGAACCGTTGGCCGAAGATGCGCGGCGCACTGTTTATGAGAATAGTGCTTCGTATGTCCAGGGCAAGGTGCAATCTCTCAGTAAATACTATGCAGAGTATCATGCAGCCGGATCAACTGAAGAAACCAAAACTGCCCTGAAGGGCGTAATTCAAATGCAGTTTGCGGAATTTGATGCTGACGACATCAAAAATGACAAGCTGAAACAATTCCTAACAGATATGAGAGGATTCTAACTATGTATCGCATTACTCAATTACCCGTTTTCAAGTTCTTCCTGGCAATTATCGTGTGCGCCTTGATGATGAGTATGGACGGCTGTGACAGCCGCGTGTCGGATACCGACGAAAAACAAACTGCCCAAACTGAGAAGTTGGTGGCGGAAGCCAACCGGCAGGTAGGCATGCCTAATATCGTGAATTTCCAAGAGCGGAAACTGGCAAAAATGATTCTGGAACTTCGCGATCAAGAAAACGTGATCAATTATTTTTATACTCAGGCGGAAATGACCGGTAAGCTCAATTACATCGGCCGATGTGTAGGCTTTGGAATTCCTGCATCAGTGCAATTTACAAACCCGGAAAGAGAAATCGGCACTGGCTTGAACGGAACTATTGCAACAATACCGCAACCAGACCCTTCTGGCCTCTTCATGCCGGACGGACTTGATGCTACTTTCGTTATGATGATCGACCCCAAAGACGGGAAACCCAAAGCAAGTTATTGGGAGCCGAAGATCGTAGTATCGCCATTCAAACTGCACTAAGGAGAATCGCCCAGGATGGGATGGGACAAGGAGACGCGCAGACGCAAGTTCAAAGAGCTACGTGCTGAACTTGGGGGCAAATGCCATAACTGTCAAGGAACGCATTGCCCCGGACATTCCTGCAACCACTGGCATGGTCAATCATGCCTTGAGTTTGCTCACGTCCGCCCTACTGGACTCAATGGCCGGAGCCGGGGCAGCACTAGCCGCTACTATGATGTAAGGCGTAATAAGGACTGCTACCGGCTCATGTGCCACCACTGCCATCGGTTATTTGATGATGGTTGGCTACAATTTATTGAAGATGAAAATCGATTTGTCGAAAGGATCGTGGAAGATGCAGGATTTTGATTATGAATGATCCGGCAGTGCAAGTAGCAATGTTTATACTAATCATTTGCGCTTTCGCTATGCTGGGCATTACATTGAAAGTCACCGGTATATTAGAAAGTGTAAATCGATCAATGACAAAGGCGGTAGATCTCGCCAGAAAGATTAAACGATGAATTGGCCGAAAAGAATTCCTGTTGGCAAAAAGTTAAACATCATTTGGTTTGCAATTGCCGGTAGCATTTGTGGTGCCGTAGGCTTATGGATCTTCGCCGGTTGGTATGGCTTCGCAGAATTTTGGGAACTTGTGAAATCATTATTTTAATGCTACATTAGCATATGGAAAGACAGCCGAAAGACTTTGAATTTTACCGCATATATCTGGTAAGGGATAAGGGCCCAACTGTGTCCATCTCTCTTGCCCAGGGTGAGCTAGTGCTGACCGATTATAGGCAAATGGATACGTTAGAAGAATTTAACGATGTGATTAATTCATCTCCGCTCGGCTATTATCACAGCTTTCGCATTGAGGATGCGAAAGGCACAACTCACGTATCAATTTTTGACCCTAACATAAAGGCAGTGGTGAAATCATAATGGATATTGGACAATTAAAAGAGCAGATAGCCACTCTGACAGCGGAACAGGAAACAGCCGAAGCAAAACTATTGGCGGCAATTGGAGAGCGGAAGAGGATGCGCTTACGGCTGTTTAGAGCCGAAGAGATTGTAAGCATGCTTATCAGGTATATAAGTTCAGACCCTAATTTTGATCCTGCGCTATATTTAAAGCTGAAGGAAACAGCCGAACAGTATTCATTTGAGGATGATAAGGATGTCGAGACAGCCGAAACAGCCGAAGGGGATTCTAAAACGGACCTTTAACGGAAAATGGTTCTGGCAACTGAAAAATTCAAATACGGTTGCAATTCTGGAATCCGAAACTTTTGAAAAGCCCGAGACAGCGGAACAACATTTTGCCGAGACAGCGGAACAGGTTTCGACAGCGGATAAAAACTGTATAGTGACCGGTGATGATACAAATGGATATCGGTATAATATCATTGACGAACACACCAGACAGCGGAAAGCCTTTCAGCCCTGGGCATATATAACCAAGCATAAAGCAAGGCAATCAATGAAACAAGCCATTGCAGATTTGAAAGAAGCAAATAGAAATGGAGATTTTGAAATATGAATAAAACAATAAGTGAATTTTTGCACAAACTACCTTTCCGGTTATCTGTGCCTATATTGGTATATCTTGACGAGCAAAAACGAATCGAAACCGATAAACTATTCCAGCAACTTCGTTAAATTTCTTTTCTTCGTTTCTGTGATATTCGTCACTTGACATATCAATGAGTAACTTATATTACTTGCGAACATCAAACAAGAAATGGAGAATACAATGAAAAAAGTTAACACAATGCTTGACGGACAATGGAAAGAAGTGCGGGATTCTCAGAAAGTTATGGAGTATTTGAATAAGCGCACTGAAGGTTATGGAGTAGAAGCGCTTTATTCGACTGAATCGGAAACAATTTGCACATATGTTAATGTGGGCGATCATCATTTGCCAACATACATTCATTGCCTGATTACCGATAAGCTTTATTATATAGATATGGCAACATACTACCAACGCAACGCATTAATGGGACCGGTTCAAGTTCATTAAACCGAGTAGAGAATACACCAAAGAACAACCAACCAATTTAAGGTGTATTCTCCATACATCCCAAAAGCGCAATTGATCAAATGCCCAGTGGACCGTTCATCCGCTGGGCATTGCGCGTTTAAAAAGGAAATTTACTTTTTGTGATTTATTACTTGACAAAACAGTGAGTATGCCGTATATTATAAGTGAACATCAAACAAGAAATGGAGAATACAATGATTACCAAGACTATCACCGGTTACACAATCGAAGAACTGAAAGAACAAGGTAACACTGAACTAATTGAAAAGATTATCGAGAAAAACCGTAGCATTAATACGGAACTCGGTTGCTGTCTTGACATAGACGTAGATAACTGGAAAGATCGCCTACTTTCAGAATACGGTATCGAGGCGAACAAAATCTATTACTCAATCGGATTCTGTCAAGGTGATTACGTAGCAATTGACGGCTGTATTTCTGATCTCAAATTATTTATGCGCAAGCATAAAATGTATAATTCTTTCCGTTGTTTTTACGTTGTCGCCGATTCTGATTATGTCGTGACGATGGATGAAAGGCGCAATAATCAGCGTGTAACGGTCTATGATGATTATGCAAGCGAAAAATGCGACAATCTGTTTGAAGATTTTGAAAGCACAGTTACCCAGGGTATCAGCGAATTGGCCGACACTATTATGTATGCCTTGCAAGAGCAAATCCTATTCATGAATTCCGACGATCAGGTTTTAGAGACTTTAAAAGCTAATGAATATCATTTTGATGCAAATGGAGAAATTATTTAATTTTCCACTTGACAAATCAGTGAGTAGGTATTATATTATAAGTGAACATCAAACAATAAGAAATGGAGAATACAATGAAAAAGCTTACTATCGACGAACTGACAAACCGTTCAATCCTTCGCAATCAAGATCAACTGGTAAATTTCGTTTTCATCAATACTGATATGGGCGATGATCGTGCGCCATTTTCTCGCGAAGATATCTGCAACCAATATGAGCCCAGAGAAATTGATTGTCCGCTCGGGTCTACCTGGGAGATTACGCCAGAGAACCAAGACGAAAAGGCAAATGACGCTGAAAATATGGGACTTGATATTCTTGATGATGAGGAATTACATGATAAGTGGATGCAATTTGCCGACGAAATCCGGGATATGACAGACTTTGATGATCGGGAAATTTTCACATGGTATTTGGTATCTGATCACTTTGGATGGTTCATTGAAGAACACACCAATTATCCATATATGAAAACCGATGTTGGTTTCTTTTGGGGTCGCACTACCTTTGGTCAATTGATCGCCTCTGATTACGTAATGGAACAATACCACAAATACTATATGAAGAATTGCAACTTTTAAATTTCCTCTCCGGGATAATTGACCCTCGTCAATATGTCAAGTTGACAATTCAGTATATTGCTAGTGTTCAAACAATGAGCACTAGCAATCGTTTAAGGATAAACACAATAAGAAATGGAGAATTCAAAATGACATTCAACAAAAAGAAAATCGCATTTCCGGTATTAGCTGCGCGGACAATCGTTAATGGTAAAATCGCAATTGTTGCCGCTCCTAAGCTTGGCACACTAAACACTCTCTGTGATGAAGCCCAGGCAAATCGGCCTAAGTTTCAAAATTTGAACTTGATTTCTAACGCTGCCGAGTTTAGAATGTATTCACATAGCGTGGAAATGTTTTTAGTTCCTACTGCATTCATGACAGCCTAACGGAGATATCAAAATGACAACTCAAATTTTCAAAGCAACCGATTTTATCAGCATCCGCAATCGTCAAGGCTCATTTCAATTATTGAGTGATCGTATTCGCCGTAAAATCAATGGCGTATTTCATTACGGTTATCTTGCCAATATCAATGGCGCATGCCGGTTTGTATTTGAAACTAACATTGGAGTATAGTAAGATGAAAATCAAAATTAGTAAAGACGAACAAGAATTTTTAGAGCGTTTAAAGCTTGATCTTTCTAACGCCCATACAGAAACGGTAAACGATGAAAACCCAAGTGGCTATACTCCACTTTACGATACCTGCCTTGCCGCTGAGGAGTTATTAGAAAGACTTGAATTAATGGGCATAATCGAACGGTAATATATTTTTTATCTTTCTACTTGACAAATCAGTGAGTATGCCGTATATTGTAAGTGAACATCAAAAAAGAAATGGAGAATACAATGAACACAATTTTTGAACAAGTAAGACTACTATTTGATTTCGTCCGCGTCAATGGCTACGATATCAACGCCGACAAAAGCGAACTGCAAAATATGCCTCGTAATATGCTAACGGTCTATGAAAATGCTCAGTATATGGCAACCACTCAAGGTAGCTCTGAAGCTAACCATTATTTCGAAACTAACATTTGGTCATTTGTCCCTAAGCCCGATGATTGCCCAGCAAAGTTGACCACTCGCCAGTATTATGTGCTGATTGCAATTTGTGACTATCTTTGCACCCTTCCTATCGGCCAATACACATTTGATAATCTCAGAGTTGCCCAGCATTCCGGTATCAATCAAAAGGCCATCCATTTTGATGTTGTGCAAATGATCCGTCTTGATTTCCTTACCGGGATGTCGTATGGCACTATGCAACTATCACATGAAGCGCTCACACTGCCCAGGATCGGCGAATACGGCAACCTTAGACGTTTCCAAGCTTAATCCCTGAATATCTCGTGTGATGCCTCTTAGGGGGCATCATGCAAGGTATTCACTTTTTTGAACTTTTTACTTGACAAAACAGTGAGTGTGCCGTATATTGTTTATGAACATCAAACAATATGGAGAATACAATGAACATCAAAAGCATGGGATTCAGCACTAAAACGGATATCGAAAAAGAAGCAATGCCTCAATTCGGAATTGCCGTTTGTTCAACTATGTATATTGCAGAAACACGTAATGGCATCTTCTTTAAAGTTCAGCATTCTGGTAATGATATAGATCGATATGAATTTTCAGTTGCCGGATTGCGCAAAGCTGTAGCATCATTGCTCAGTTGTTCCAATAGAGCATATACCTTAATCTGTAGGGGCATGAATCTTGATCAGATTCAGTATTGTCAGAAAATTCTTTCCGAATACGCAACTGCTAACGGCACAACTTTAAACATTACACATTATTAGAAATGGAGAATGCAATGAACAGACCCAAATTTATCATCGGTCAGATTTTGAACTTTGACTTTGAACGTGTCAAGGTCCGTAAGGTATTAGAGACTGCCCAGGGAGTGAAATACATGCTGTTTTCCGCGCATGGTCTGCCCTTTCAGAATGCAGTTAGTGAAGATCAATTAAATGCGCTGCCGGAATGGTATTCGGCAAGTGCTCATTACGAATGGTAATCATAAGGAAATGGAGAATGCTATGTGTAGGAATTTCGAACTACCAAAAATTGGATTTTGCTTTACTCATAGAGAACGCGAAGCGTATAACGAAATGCTGGGCAAACTGAAAGAAAGATGTGCGCAACTGGCTAAAGAATCCCATCGCTATACTACTGCCTTTGTGCCGTCAGAATTGAAAGATGCCTATACAAAAACATGGCGCGCAGTTAATCATATGCAGCAGGCAGTTAAAAATATGCACGATGCCGGTTTATTGACTTTGGAAGACTGGCAAGCTATCACTGATACCGGAGAAGACGACAGCCCATTGTTTAATGACTAGTTAACAAATCAGTGAGGTTTTTGAGCCATTTTGAAAAGTCG